ATTAAAAAAGGAGATTTAGGAGGATGGGTCTCTGGCGATGCGTGGGTCTCTGGCGATGCGTGGGTCTATGGCGATGCGGAGGTCTATGGCAATGCGAGGGTCTATGGCGATGCGAGGGTCTATGGCAATGCGTGGGTCTATGGCAATGCGAGGGTCTATGGCAATGCGAGGGTCTCTGGCGATGCGAGGGTCTATGGCGATGCGGAGGTCTCTGGCAATGCGAGGGTCTCTGGCGATGCGTGGGTCTATGGCGATGCGTGGGTCTATGGCGATGCGGAGGTCTATGGCAATGCGAGGGTCTCTGGCAATGCGAGGGTCTATGGCGATGCGTGGGATAAATCACCTCTGCAACTTCAGGGTACAAGAGATTTTGTCAATATCTGCAAAAAAGGATATATCAAAATAGGATGTTTTGAATTAACCTTTAAAGAGTGGAAGAAAAAGTATAAGGAAATAGGAGAAGAAAACGGCTATACAAAGGAGCAAATCAATGAGTATGGCTTATACATTAACCTGATAATTAAACTTTATTCTTAATGACAAAAAAAGAACTCGATTATCGCACAATTATAGCTAAATTGCAAGGTAGTATAATGGGAATAATAATCAATTTAAAATTAAAAAACCCAACGATAAAATCAGAGATAAATCGCTTAGAACAAGCCGTAAAGCGATCTGAAAATCAATTAATAACCTTAAATAAAAACCAATGAACACAGAAACACCCACAATAAAACAAATACAATGGTTTGATAACAGGTATTATCGAATCGACTTTGGAAAGGATGGCATAGAATATTACCCATCTGTTACAACTAAATTAAATGCAGAGGCAAAGCCATTCTTAGCACGGTGGCGGGGCGATATTGGAAACCGAGAGGCAGATATAAGAATGAGAGAAGCTGCCGACAGGGGTAGCCGTATTCATTACGGGTGGTATTTAATGACTACGCAAGGTGCAGTAATTTATAACCCCTTTCAAAACCCTAACTATACTAAAGACCAAATCAAAGAAATAGAGAGCAAAGCAAACGGCATTTTAATACTTGAAAATCAGGATGAAATGTACGATCTTTACAAATTACAGGAATGGCATAAGATAGTACAGCCAAAGATTGAGGCATCTGAATTGATTGTTTACTCTAAAAAGAACAGAGAAGCCGGACAATTAGACAGCTTAATGTACATCAAAGAAGGAAGGTATCAGGTAAGCGGAGCAAAAGAAATACATATTGCAGAGGGTCTTTATGTAGCTGATTTAAAAACAGGGAAAGCGATGCCGGATAGCGCCTTTATGCAAATCTCATCTTACGCTGCGTGTTATATGGAAATGACAGGGGTAAAGATCGCAGGCGGGATAGTGATACATACCGGCTCTAAAACAAAAACAGGCATAGCGGGGCTTTCTACTTTTGTCAAAACAATAGACGAATTAAAAACGGACTTTGAGAATTACAGGGCGGTTGCTAATGTTTGGGAGCGATTGTTTTCAGGCAGCCAACCAAAGATTTTTAACTTTCCTTCAATAATTAAACTTTAAAATCATGGAATACACTCTTGAAAAGGTAAACATCAAAGACAAGGTAACAGGCGAGACAAAAGGTCGCAAATGGTCATTAACTCCTGTTGGTTTGCTTATAAGTGGTAAATGGTACAACAGTGCCGTATTTGAAGAAAAGCAGCTAGAGGGCTTAAAAGTGGGCTTAAAAGCAGATTTAATCCTTTACGAAGAAGAATACAAGGGAAAGATGTATGACAAATTTAAGTTCCCGACAGAAAGCGATGAAATAAAATCCCGTATTGAGAGGTTAGAAAAGGCACTTGCAACACTTTATAACAACCCAAAGATAAAAGAATTACTTAACCTTTAAATAAAACACTATGAAAACAGAGCAAGTACAAAAAGAATGTTCCATTTATCAAATTAAAATAGGAACGGCAGTAACAAGAATGAACCCAGCAAAAAGTTTACCCCCAATGCCTGATATGTTTACAGGTCAAATGGTAGAAAGGTGCGGAGATAGATCATATATGGGTGATAAATTGATTTTTATGGGTATTGCAAACGGACAAATATATCTTGAAAGGACGGGAACGGAAAAAGATATATTTGGCGACAAGTTAATTGACTTATCTCTCGACCTATGGGACGAAGGATGGGTTGAATTTATAGACCCGAAAACGCTTGCAGGTAATAATTATTTTGCCGTATCGAAAAAGAAATTACAGCAAATGTTAAAAAAGGCAGAGATTGACGAAGATTATGAATTAGCAAGTAAACTCAAAAAAGCCATAAATAAAACTTTAACCAATGAAAAACACAATGCAAGAAAACCCGACCCAAACGACAAAGATTTTACTCTACTTAAAAGAGGGCAACAAGATCACAGGAATGGATGCTTTAAATCTATTTGGTTGCTGGAGGTTGGGTGCGAGAATCCACAATATCAGGGCAATGGGTTTCAATGTAAAAACAAAGTTAATCACTACTAATAGTAAAAAAGTTGTTGCAGAATACGAACTCATAAAAGGTTATCATCAAACCAAATTATTTAACTAAACACAATGAATTATGAGTTATTTACTTAAAGAATTTGACGAAGTCAGGAAGAATATAAAAACTGATGCAAAAGGGATAGAGGCATTAAAAGTATTTAGGAAAAGTTTAAAAAGAACAGAAAAACACTCTGATAAGTTCGGTGAATATTTTGACCGTTCATTAAATAGTGGAGAAATGTCCGATGGGTTGGCTAAAAGTATGGGATTGCTTTAATGATTAACCACTTATAAACTAAAACAATTAACTAAAAACTAAAACGATGAGAACACAGGAACAAATTAAAAGACAAGTTGACGGCTTAAAAGAAGAAAAGAAATCCTTGCCGGAAATGAGCGAATTAGGCACTAATAATTGGGAATGTATTGATGCACAACTTGACATTCTCGAAGGCATAAAAGACCTATCTGATTTTGAAGATGCCTCAGATGATACCTACATGGCTGCCAATGATGCTGCAAATTGGGTAGAAGAAGAAGAAGATAACGATTTATTTTAGCACCACCGGGAGATACGTGAACCCACTGGGGATATGGTTCTCGCTGCGAGAAAGCCCCAAAACCCGTCTTAGTTAGCTGCGTAGCGCAATTTAAGGTGTGGTGTTAATAACTTGACCATTTTGTTAAAAAGTATTTGTAGGTTATATTAAACTAATGTTTATTTTTGTGCCATGAATGAAAAGAAAGTCAAATCAATTTTAGATGCAAGGGGCGTAAAGTACGTTTGGCTTGCTGATAAATTGGGCATAACTCGGTCATTGGTTACTCAATGGTTTAATAACGGAGTAGAAATACCCGAAAAACATCATATAAGGATTGCCGAAATTTTAAGTATGCCATTAATTGAATTGAGGTAACGACTTTTTTTTATTAGAGAAAGTAAACAATAGTTTAATATGGCACTTAGAGATCAACCATATATCCCGCTTTATGTTCAAGATATTATGACAGATGAAAAGCTAAATGAATGTTCCGCATCTACACATGGAATTTATATCAAAGGAATAATGTGTTTAATGCATAAGTCAGAAGATTATGGCACTATTTTGCTAAAGCAAAAGTATAAGCAAACAAAGAAGCAAAGTAAAAATTTTGCTTGTCAGCTTGTTAAACATTTGCCTTATACTGTTGATGAAATTAGCAACGCAATAGATGAGTTAATAAGTGAAAAGGTGTGCTATTTTGATGGTGATAAGCTATGCCAAAAACGTATGATAAAGGACAATAAGATTAGCATCCTACGCTCAAGGTCAGGTAAAAAGGGGGGCGATAAAACAGGTAAGATATTTGCTTTAGCAAAACCACAAGCAAACCCTGAATATGAAAATGAAGATGAAATTGTAATTGAAGTAGTAAAGTATTTAAACTTAAAAGTAAATAGTAACTATTCTTACAATGCAAGAAATATTCAGCAATTAGTAATGGATAGGTTAGAGGAAAAATTTACCCTTAATGACTTTAAAAAGGTAATTGACAATAAATGCAGAGATTGGTTAAACACTCAATACGCTAAATATCTACGACCTGAAACACTATTTAGCGTAGAACATTTCGATAGTTACTTAAACGAAAAAGCACCAAAGGGACAATCCGAAATAACAATAGTATGAATTGGCATAACACACATACACTTTCAAAGCAATTAGAATACATCTACGAACATGGATTACAGAGAGGGGTGAGCGTTGGGTGGAAAGGATGGGATGAACACTATACTGTTTTAAAAGGCACTACTACATATTGGGGTGGGTTGGCATCACATGGCAAATCATACCTAATATTAAACGTCCTTAGAAACCTAACTGATCTATACGATTGGAAACACGCAATATTCAGCCCTGAATTTGGGTACGCTAACAGGGTAATGAACAAACTCATTAAAATCCATGCCGGAAAGACGATGGGAAAAGCATCTATGAGTAAAGACGAATTTTATAAATGGATTAAACAGCTTGAACATAACTACCATATCTTAGAACTAAAAGACGATGAGTTATATTTGGATAACTTTATTGAAGCGATTAAAAGTTTATTAGTAATGAATGAAGTAGATACCATAACGCTTGATCCTTTTAATGAGTTAAGGCATAGTTTTGAAAAGCACGGGGGCAGAGAGGATAAATATTTAGAAGATAAGCTATCAGAGATAAGACGTATAGCATCAGAGTATGATGTTCATATAAACATAGCAGCACATTCGAGAAGCGATAGAAGCGGACAGCGTGGTACACACCCTAAAGCACCGAGTATGTATGAATTTTCAGGTGGTGAGGCATTTGCTAACAAGGCAATGAATGTTATAATTGTTCACCGACCATTTTCAGAAGTGGATGAGGACGGCAGTTTAACAGGTATGACATTCCCTCAACACAATCAATCAGAGATAGGTTTTTTAAAGATCAAGCCGGAAGAAGTTGGCAAAAGAGGCAGCTTGAGGATGAGATACAATTTTAGTTCAAGCAGGTTTTACGAAAAGAAATTAGGACAGGAGGTATATTGTGAAATATTATAAAGACAAGGTATTAGTAGTGGGTTATTTAGCAGGCGTACAGGGCGACCTGGAAGGGAGGTTGGACGTATTTGAAGGCAACTTTATAATTAAGGAACCCAAAGAAGAAAGGAAAAAGACAATAGAAAACCACGTCAGAATAATGAAATTAACACAGACCTTTTTACATGAACTTTGGGACGATTATAATAAACTATTAAAGGAACACAATGAGCAAAGGCAGGTGTAAATGGTGTAATAAGTCAATAATAAGAGGCAAATTTTGTGGCGAATACAATCATAAGGGATTATATAAGAAATTCAGGGAAGGTTTCAGGGCAGAAATGATAAACATACAATTAAAGCCCAAACCAAAGGGCAGCGATAAATATAGACGAATAAGAAACCAACTATTAAATGAATATTAAAATGCGAGGATATTTTGGAATAGGAATTGAGAATACTAAAACCAAAGCGAACATCGGTACACTTTGGCGATCAGCTTATGGATTAGGCGCAGCATTCATTTTTGTTATTGGCAACCGATATAAAAAACAATCCAGCGATACAGTAAAGGCAATGCGACATATTCCAATGTATCATTATGATACTTTTGAACAATTCTATGAAAATATGCCAAAGGATTGTCTATTAATAGGGGTAGAATTACATAGCCGGGCAAGGGAATTAAGCACCTATGGGCATCCTGAAAGAGCAATTTACTTACTTGGAGCAGAGGATAGCGGATTAAGCAAAAAGGCACTTGAAAAATGTCATAGTTTAATACAATTTAAAAGTAATTATTGTTTAAATGTAGCAGTTGCCGGAAGTATTATAATGTACGACAGGCAATCTAAAACCAACTCAAAATGAAAAAACCAACTTTCAAAGAATACCTAAAAGACCACATCAAAAGGGCGGAAAAAGCAGGTGTGACCTGCGAGGAATTTGACAAAGTAAAAAGAGTTAAAACTCAAGGGTCTTTTCTCAAAATTCTTGCTGATAACATCAGTTATTTATATGACGAAAAAATTGTCGAATTAAAGCACTTGCAATTTTTCGATCAAAAAGAATTGTTGAAAGTTGGAATTTACATAACCGGCAATCATTCGATTGACAAAGGTGCGGTGTTTATTGGAGGCGATGTAACGATAAACGATGTCTGGGGCGGAACGATAAAATATGTCTGGGGCGGAACGATAAACGATGTCAGGGGCGGAACGATAAACGATGTCAGGGGCGGAACGATAAACGATGTCAGGGGCGGAACGATAAACGATGTCTGGGGCGGAACGATAAAATATGTCTGGGGCGGAACGATAAACGATGTCTGGGGCGGAACGATAAAATATGTCTGGGGCGGAACGATAAAATATGTCTGGGGCGGAACGATAAACGATGTCAGGGGCGGAACGATAAACGATGTCTGGGGCGGAACGATAAAATATGTCTGGGGCGGAACGATAAACGATGTCTGGGGCAATATAGACAGAATTGGGAAAATCTCAAATTTGGGCGTTGTGAAATGTATGAAAGAGAATAAAATCTATGTCAAAAAGGGTAAATTTGAAATCGTGGAATTATGAAAAAATTAACCTACAAGGGCAAGGACGTCAAGGCGGTGAAAAGAGGTAAAAATTGCGATGATTGTATTTTTTATGAATGGTGTAATAATGGTTACACGCTTACCCCAACGAGATGGGAAACGGAAAGTGAAATACGTGGATGCCAAGACACAGATAAAAAATACCTATACAAATGATATACGACCTCTCATCACAAATTGACCGCAAGCGAGCCGAAAAGAGGTTTGTTCAACTCATGGGTGAGGAAGTGAAAATCGAGTTAAAGAAGAAACAAAAGCGCAGCATCCGGCAAAATTCGTATCTTCATTTGTTAATCGGATATTTTGCGATTGAGACAGGTTACACGACAGTTGAGGCAAAGCAGATATACAAAAACTGTTCACCAGAAATTTTTGAATATGAAAACAAGGGTGTAAATTTTATCCGGTCAAGTGCCGACCTTTCAACAACTGATATGAGTAAGTCAATAGATAAATTCAGGGATATGTCAAGTAGCGAAGCAGGCGTATATCTACCCGAAGCAAACGAGGACAAGTTTTTAGACGAGATAGAAGCCGAATTACAAAGGAATAGATAAAAGATTAGATGACCTTTATTTTTAATAAAATGGATAGAAACCCAAAAGGGCAATTTATAAAAGGGTCAAAGTTGAGCAAGGTAAAAAAGGGAATAGTAATAAAATGTTTAAAGTGTGAAAGGGAAAAATATATTCGTTTCAATCGTATGAAATGGGTAAACAAATTTTGTAGTAAAAAATGTTATGTTGATTTTTTAAAAGCAAATACATATAAGTTAAAATGTATAATTTGTGAAAAAGTGTTTAATTGTGCGCCTTCTGAAATAAAATGGAGAAATAGAAAAACCTGTTCTATGGAATGCCGTAGCAAATTAGCAGTTCAAAGGGGAGAAGAAAGAAGGGAAAACCAGCCAACGGCAAAGAAAAACAGAGCATTAAGAGGTTCAAAGAAATTTGAAGATTGGAGAAAGGCGGTATTTGAAAGAGATAATTATACTTGTCAAAAATGTGAAGCACGAAGCAAAAAGGGTAATCCAGTTTATTTAGAACCGCACCATATAAAACAATTTGCTTTTTATCCTGAATTAAGATTCGATATAAACAACGGGCAAACATTATGCTATAAGTGTCATAAAAAAACAAAACATACAAGAGTAAAAAAATGAAATCTATTGATAAAGCATTGGACAATTTGTGGTCGGAACTTGTTAAGTTGAGGGCTGGCAATAAATGCGAAGTTTGTGGAAAAGTCCGCAATCTCAATAGCCACCACGTTTATTCAAGGGCAATGAAGTCTGTTAGATGGGATGTAATTAACGGGATAAGTTTATGCGTGGGATGTCATGTCGGCACAAAGTTTTCCGCTCATAAAACACCTAACGACTTTTCAGAGTGGAGTAAAAAGAAAAGGGGACAGGCATGGTTTGATTTATTACAGGCAAAGGCGCATAGTATAAGTAAATTGCATCCTTTTGAAAAAGAATTACTGGCTAAGGAACTGAAGAAAGAGATTGATGGATTAAAATGAAAATAATTGCAACAAAGAAAAACAAAACCGAAAAAGTAATATTTGATTACCCTGATATGTCAGAAAAGGAAGCCAAAAAACGTGCTAAGGATCACATAAGGGAATTAACAAAGTCGGAGACGGGCAAGAGGATGTGGGGCTGGAAATTTAAAGTACAATGAACTGGAAAGAAACAAAAGGCACAATAAAAGCTAATTATAGCAAAAAACACCTTAAAGAATATGGCTTTAAAAGAAGGATATATATAATTTTAGCCAACACTTATATAACGTTAAAAGCATTTTTATTAGCAATAATTGGTTGGGCTAAGGGGAGTTATCCAAAAAGCAAAAAATATCAAAATGAGAACCATATATTCAAAGCATGGTTTTGCGAGGCATGGGTTATTGAAATGCTTAAATGGTAAATAATTAATCTCAATTATGGAAAAATCAATAGAAGAAAAGAAATGGATGCCTAAGATTGGTGGTAAATATTGGACAGTGCATAGAAACCACGTTGGTTATTCAGGTGTAAAAAAAGAAATTTGGGAAGGCAATGAAATTGATATTTGTCTATATAAAAAAGGAGAGGTTTTTAAAACCAAGCCCCAAAGGCAATAACTGATAACAAAATAGAATGGCTATGAAACCAAAACAGAAAGCGGAATATAGAATTGTAAAATATTATGTCGGATTTTTTACTCATTGGGCATATCGTTTAGAAAAGCGAATATATTGGTGGTTTTTTGGAAAACGGACAGGATGGGAAGATATTGCAGGTAATTCTAACACAACAGCAGTTCCAGACGATTGGAGAGAGTTGAATATAATAGAAGAAATTACAGAAGAAATTTAATTTTAGCAAGCCGTCAAACACGAAATAAAACAGCTATGAAAAAGATTTGTAAAAACTGTATGGATTACAACACTAAAAAAGAGGAATGTACTATAAGGTACATAATATTAAAAGACAAAACTAAAATACCAATGAAGCGAAACCCTTATCAAAAGGGCTGTTCTGTGTTTTTACTAAATGGAAATAAAACAGGTTAAATGAATAATACTATCTTTGCAACATGAGCAAAAAACAATTTCAACAGATAATGCAGGAACTCGCTGAAATAAAGCAGCGATTAACTATACTTGAAAACAATTCACCAATAGGGAGTTTTGCATTCAGTTCGGATACACCAATAGTGCTTTGTGCCAAGTGCCAAGGTTTTCCATGTATTTGCAATACACCCATTCCCGGTACATTCGATGTGCCGGTTTAATAAATAATGCTATATTTATAGGATGAAAAAAATAGAATTGGAAGTTATGATTATTATTGACAGTTTGACCAAAGCCAAAGAATGGCAAATAACAGATAGGATAAGTGGCAAGCGAGCAATAGGGGCAAATTACGATGAAACCGCTAAATCTTTTGGATTGCCAAAAAAACTTGCTAAATCTGTTTGGGATAATATTACATCATAAATAATTTCTGCAACAAAGCCCTCTAAAAGGCGTAAACAACGATATGATAACTTTTGATAAAATAATTCAAAACGAAGAGAATAAGAAAGCATTACAATTATATGGTGAATTAGTAATTAAGTCGTTTGCATTTAAAGTACAAGGCAATTTATTTGAATCTTGTAAATATGGAATTGAAGCTGCATTATTAAATAGAGATTTTAAATTTGATGAATGGTTAGAAAACGAAACAAAACATTGCCACACAAATATAAACCCTAACAATCATTTGTATTTTATACAAGCCGAAAACGGTGCAATTAAAATAGGTATTTCAAAAAAAGTTAAGAAACGGTTAAGGGATTTACAAACCGCTTCACCGCTTAAATTAAAAATAATCAAAATAATGAAAGGTAAAGCGCATTTGGAAGGCGAATTGCATAAACAATTCCATGATTATAATATTCATGGGGAGTGGTTTAATCCGGCACAGGAGTTATTATATTATATCAATAGAAATAGTGATGAAAAAGTTAACTGAAAGTTGCAAAAACATAACATGGGAAGTAAATCAAGCGATTATACAAGATGCGTATATTAAATTAATTATGTCTTTAAAGCGTTGCCCTACTTTAAAGCAAGTATCAGATGAAGTAAAATTGTCAATCACCACATTAAAAAAGCATGTTGATAAATTAGAATTCAAACCATTAAAAAACCCATTGCGTTCATTAACTCCCGATGTGCTTGTTTCTATATATAATTCAGCACTTAAAGGTAGTTCTGCAAGTCAAAAATTATGGATGCAAATCATGGAAGGATGGGCAGAACGTCAAGAATTAACAGGCAAAGACGGAGAAAATTTAATGCCTGATTATTCAGCACTTTCACAAAAGGAAAAAATACAACTGCACATACTGCTCAATAAGTCATCATTAAATGGACAAGAAGCTCGGTCTTGAGGTTTCGTTATTCAAAGACGGCTATTACAAGTTCATAACCGACATAGACGGCAATACCTTTCCAAAGCAAGAACAAGCATTAGACATACTCACAGACACGACAAACACTGAATTAACCTATGGTGGAGCAGCGGGTGGCAGTAAGACATGGACAGGGTGCGTATGGGAGTTGTTTTCATGTTTGGCTTATCCGGGTGTCAAGTATTTTATAGGCAGAGAGGAGCTGAAAAGGTTAAGAGAATCTACGTTATTAACATTCTTCAAGGTCTGCAAAAGGCATACCGTACAAAGAGACAGGCATTTTATTTACAACGGGCAAGACCATTACATTGAATTCTACAATGGCTCACGGATTGATTTATTAGACCTTAAATTTCTACCCTCTGATCCTCTCTATGAAAGATATGGGTCTTCCGAATACACAGGTGGCTGGTTAGAGGAAGCAGGCGAGGTTCATTTTGGCGCATACGATACCTTAAAAAGCAGGGTAGGCAGGCATTTAAACGATCAATATGGACTGTTGAGGAAGCTGCTAAAAACCTGTAATCCTAAAAAGAACTGGTTGTATCACAACGAATACAAGCCGTTTAAAGATGGTACGCTGCCGGTAGATAAGAAGTTCATACAAGCGTTCGTACAGGACAACCCATACAATGAAAGCGGCTATATTGATGCGCTGTTAAGCATTAAAGACAAATCGAAAAAGGAGAGATTACTTTATGGTAATTGGGAGTATGATGATGACCCTGCCAAGTTGATGGAGTATGAGAACATCACAAATTTGTTTACCAACGATTTTGTGCAAGAAGGAGATACTTATATAAGCGGAGACATAGCCCGTTTTGGTAGTAACCTAAGCGTTTTTATGGCATGGAAGGGTTATAGGGTTGTTGAGATACAAAGCTACGAGAGAACAAGCATAACGGATAGCGCAGATAAGATAACGGAAATGGCAAATAAATATGGCGTACCACGTTCAAGGATAGTAGTAGATGAGGATGGACTGGGTGGAGGAGTGGTGGATATATTAAAGTGCAAGGGCTTTGTGGCAAATGCAGCACCCATAGAAATCAAGGGCAAGAAAGAAAATTACAATAATTTAAAGTCCCAATGTTATTTCAGGTTAGCTGGCATGGTTAATAGAAATGAGATGTACATTGATTGCAGCGATACGGACGTTGTCAACAAGATTATAGAAGAACTGGAAGTTGTCAAACAAAAGGACATAGACAAGGACAATAAGATGGCAGTCATACCAAAGGACAAGGTCAAGGAACTGATAGGAAGGTCGCCTGATTTTAGCGATTGTTTAATGATGCGCTGTTTTTTGGATTTAAAAAAGACAGGAATCCTCGCCACTATTTAAGGATTTAACAATTTATTGTTAATAAGTTTACTAAAAACATCTTGCAAACCACGATTAAATATTAACTTTGCCGTGTTCAAAAATGTTAAAAACAGCCGACTACATAAAAGGAAATGGATTTATCGGTACTTAAAGATTTGCGCAGAGCGAAGAAGATAAAGCTGTATGAACTTGCTAAAAAGGTAGGTGTTTCATCGGCTCTTTTATCGAAGATTGAAAACAACAAGGGAATGAAAAGCATGGATTTGCTTGAAAAAGTCTGCAAAGAATTAGATTGTGAATTAAGAATAATCCCAAAGGCATAAGTTTAATGACAACAGCAATTCAGAAATATAACCCAAATTATGCAAGAGTCATGTTTGTCATAGAAAAGGCGGGTAAAATCTTGGAAGTACTTGAATTTATAAATAGATGTACAAAACGATTAAAAAGAGTTGACAGTTATCAGTGTAAAAAGAAGAAGAAAAAAGCCCAACAATTTAGATTATCATTTCTATTAGGGTTTTTAATTGCGGGGGCATGGAGCGAAATTAACATAATCAGAACTCAACCACTCCAACCAATGCCTGTTTTTGCTAAAGGCGGAATAATATTTAAAGCATGAAAACGACAACACTTAATCATATAAAAGCGTTTTATCATAATTACGCTTTACCAAAAAAGAAATTTCAAAGGGGTGGATTTGCAGCATATCTAAAAGAATACATAGAACAAAACGCTTACGTATTTAGCGGGTTAAAAGTAAAATCAAAAAATAAAACTTATTTTTATAAATAATATGGAAGCAAACGAATTGAGGATTAATAATTATATTTTAACCGAAAGGGGTGTTACTATAATAATTGGAATTAATCCTTACAAAACAGGCAACTACAAACCAATCCCTTTAACCGAACAATGGCTAAAGGATTTTGGGTTTGAGCAAAACATTCCAGCAGCAAGCAGAGAATATATATTTAAGGATTGTAAACTCATAAATCATTATAAGAATGGCTTTTTATTTATTATGGATATTTGGGATAGGGGTAAAATGATAAATTACGTTCATACTTTACAAAACCTATATTTCGCATTAACTGGAAAGGAACTATTAATATGCAAGCAATAGATTCTTGCCCAGGATGAGCCATAAATATTATTATCATGCTGAATGTTTTAATCATGTTGTAGAGTATGTCGCAACGCTTATGGGCAGCGGTGAAATACCCCTTGCAAACTTCAAAAAGAAATTAAAATGAAAAGAGAGATTACAACAGAAGAATACCGCAAATTACTTGCTGGAAAGTTTGAGGCAGAGGCACAAAGGAATAAGTTGCTGAAATTAGCAGAGGAAATTAAAATCTTGAGTGATAACAATAAGGACTACACTATTAATATTATCTATAATGACAAAAACGAATTTGTAGATGTGTATGTAAATGAAAATGATTAAATGATAACGCTCTCAGGAATAAGAACAAGTAATGAAATCAAAGCAGTAAAGAACCATCCAAATATTTATGCAAAAGGATATGAAAAAGGGGTTACTATTTACGACAAAGGATTTCCGTACAAATACTTATGTAAGGTTATGGAAAACAGATGCCTTTTTGAAAACTGCATAACAAAAGGATATTCATATACTTGCGGACTTTACGAGGGCTACAAAGAATCAGAAGAAAACGACATTAAAACAATGGATATTAATTAAATGACCAAGCCCCAAGCCATGAAACTGAAAACTAAATGTAAGGAATGCAATAACGAGGTAACTGTTTACGAACAGGACATAAAAGAAGACAGGTATAAAGACAAGGGTGATATGCTTAAATTGCATACGTATGGTTATAAAATACGGGCTTGGTATCGTTGTGATTTAAGAAGAGAAGAAACGCAGCATCATAAATTATTGGCTTATGTTACAGGGAGGTATTTTGTTTGCTTATGTGGAGAAAAGAATTATCTTAACCCCTTAACAGCAGAACAAATAATTAAAAGATTCCCGACTGAATATGTAAAAGACATATCAGAAGATTGGCATATTGATCCTGATGATGAATAAAAAAGAAGCTATACAAGACGCTAAAAAGCGGATGGAAACGACCGGATTGGTTTGGATGGTTATCAAAATAAAATTGGGTATATTCAAACGTGATTATGACACGGTAAGCGAACATCACGAAATCACGCATAAAGATTTATACAGAACAGGACATTTTAAAAAAGTGTATGTTTGCAAACCTGAAGCAGAAACAGAATTGAATTTAGAAACAGTTTATTAATCAACCCTTATTAAAATGACAAAGACAGAACAAGACGCCAAAGACCTCAAAGCTCTACAAAAGCAGAACTATGAGGAAATGCTCAAAATGATAGAGCAAATCAAAAATCCTGACGAAAAGGATGTCAATTATTTGCAAGGAGTGATGAAGGGCAAGAAATACAACCGGAAAAATCGTACTGAGCTTACAGCAAAATTGGTTGAAATGGAAGCAGCCCTAAAGCCAAAAAGTGCAGTTACCTTTGTGAAAACCCAAACAGCCAAAGAAAAGGCAGCATCCGGTGTAGTGGATAAGGCAAAGGATTTGGCAAAAGGGAAAGCTCCTGATTTGATGTCGGACAGAGCGGTCATGTTCAAGGATATGAGAGAAAAGCTGCTTGCATTGGCTGAAGAAAGTACGGAGTATGCACGAAAGCAATCTGGCGGAGCATCCTTGCGATTGAATAACGTAGCAACCAATCTTACGAGGTTAGCTAAAAAAACACTAAGGGAGTAAAACAAAAAACAATGACAAAAGGAACAGTAAAATTCTTCAATGATACCAAAGGATTTGGCTTCATCACAAAGGAAGATGGAAAAGATATTTTCGTACACGCAACGGGATTACTTGAACCTATTGAGAAGGACGATGAAGTAGAATTTGAAATAGGTAAGCAAAAAGACGGCAGGAGCATAGCGGAAAATGTAAGCGTATTACAGTATGGTTAAAATAGACATCAGCGGAAAGGAATACAACCTACCTAATGACTGGCAGGATATTACTATGGGGCAGATGCTTGACTCCCAAAAGCTGCTCAAAGAGATGCCTGACAAGATGCGCCAGCTTACCTTCCCTGACAAAAAGAAAGCAACTCCTAAGATCACAGAGAATGATGAAATAGAGTTTTGGGAGTTCTACCGCAAATGGCTTGTATTTTGGACTGATATACCCGACAGCACATCTAAGAAAATCCAAATGGATGGATTGAAATTAGCTTACGAGGTATTACAGGTATTCATGTTCACGCCTGCCGATATAATTCACAAAGAGAAAATCAACTTCAAAGGCGTTACATACATCTTGCCCCCCACAGAAGAATTGACAAGCGGACATACGAAGTACATGGCTGATTCTACATACGAGGAATTCGTAGAGGGGATGCAAATAACAACGATGCTTAACAAGTTAAAGAACAAAGATTTAAGCGCATTGCCGTTGCTTACAGCTACGTTTTACAGAGAACAGGTACGATGTAATAAATTCTATCAAAAGAAGCGCAAAAAGATTATTGAGTATGATGAGGAAGGCACTAAGAAAAGGGCAAAGCTATTTATGGACTTGCCGATGAGCGATGTTTGGGGAGCGTATTTTTTTTTAATCTTGCATCTCAAAAAATCGTTGAGTGGTTTGCAGACCTCTTTACCGGATCAGCTTCAGGAAATGCTCAACTGAAGCGGTTTAGCTGGTATTCGCTGACTAAGAACATAGCTAAAACGGGGGTATTTAACGGAAAGTATCAGGGCATCAGGGCAGTCGAAAAGGCAAATGTTTATGATGTGTTAAGGTATGCGATGGTAGAGAAGTTAGAGCAGGAAGAAATTAACAAAAAAGTCAAATGAAAAACAATAAATTAATAGCATTACTACCCTTTCTTTTTCTAAGTGCGGCAACAGAAACTAACCGCAGCCCAGCACCAATGTTTAGAAGTGCTCGTTCAGCACATGGCAGTCCTATATTCATTCCAAAACACACAAAATTAAAAGGTTGGCAGAAGGAACTTAAAAGAAAAAAATGACAGAAATTTGGAAAGATATATCGGGATATGAAGGATTGTATCAAGTCAGTAATTTGGGCAGGATAAAATCTTTGAATAGAATAAACTTAGCAGAAAGGAAATTAAAAGGTAGGATAAGAAAAGTATTTGATATTGGTGATGGCTATATACAGGTTGTTTTAAGAAAAAATAATAAACCAAAACACTTAATGGTACACAGGTTGGTTGGTATAGCTTTTATTAAAAACCCCCAAAACAAACCTCAAATAAATCATATAGATAGCAATAAGAGTAACAATATAGCCCTTAATCTTGAATGGTGTACTGCATCTGAAAATCAAATACATGCTATAATAAATGGTAAAGTACAATTAGGAGAGGATAGGCAGAACGCAACAATATCAAATGAACAAGCAAGATATATAAGAACATTAAATAAAAACGGGTTAAATTGTGTAGAAATAGGAAAGAAACTAAATAAAACAAGATTTTTTATTTGGGACGTTCTTAATAGAACTTATAAGTATGCTTAATATTCCAAAATTGTTGGTTGCTGCTCCAACTTCAAACTTGAAGGATTATTGTTTTAAAGAATATGCTGACCAGCTAAGGGGCTTTACCTATCCTAATTACGACACTTATCTTGTAGATAATTCAGAGGACGATAAATACATCGAAACGATTTGGGCGGAAGGCATTGATGCTGACCATGTAACACCGGGCGGATCACCTATTGAGTATATTACATTGTGCCAAAACATCATAAGAAACAAGATGTTAGAAGGCGGTTATGCTTGGCTGTTAATGTTAGAATCAGATAACTTTGTACCGAGTAACATATTGGAATACCTAATGGGCTATGGCAACGAAGTACATACGTTCCCTTACTTTATAATGAACGGAGCAGATACAACGCTATGTATGCAAGGAACGCCCTCTAAGCTGGGTTATAAGCTGGGCAGTAAACTCCCACCTGAAAGCTCCTTTGAGATGTTTCAGGGTAAGGTAGATTTGATAGAAAACTACACGATAGGCAATGATTATGAGTTATATGCTTCGGGTACAGGGTGTACTTTTATTCACCGTACTGTATTGGAAAAGATTGAGTTTAGAATAGACAAGCAAAAGCACAGGGCAGCATTCAGTGATACTTATTTTTACATTGATTTAAAGCGCAATGGCATACCGATAATCATGGACACGACTTTAATCCCAATTCACAAACGCAGCAACGCATGGGCAACTGACATAACAGCATTTGACAAATGACAGATATGATTATTGCGACATTGTTTATATTAGCAATCATTGTATTGGTTGAAGTTCTTATAAATAAATACACAAAGAAATGAGCGAACAAGCCGAAACCAAAGAGGTTAAAAAGAAGAAGCCGCCATTTAAAAAAGACATTGAATGGTTATCAGATACTATTAACATAGCTAGTATGTATGAAATAAGAGGCTTGCAAGGGCTGTTTATGCCAAAGACAGAGACGAATAAATCAGGTTTAGTACGAATGCAACCGCTTTCTTTAGGCGATGCCTATACGGTAAATGAGAAAACCCTTGATCCATTAGCTACAAAAGTCATTTATAAAAGCAACGGAAAAGCAATTATTTTAGCAGAGGCATTGGATAATCTACAAAAGCAATTCGATAACAAGCCAACCGGAGAGCTTGATGATGGCACAATAGATATTCTTAAAGGAGCTATTTGTCCGGGTTACCATCCATTGAAATTTAAAAGACATCATGCAAAAAAAATAATAAGCTGGTATAATGAAATAATAACAGTGATTAAAAAAACAAACGATGAATGAACAGATTGAAATTCAGAAGCAACTTGATAGGTTAAGGGACAGGGTGAAGTTTTTAAGGGAATGGATAGGGCATTTAAACAGTAAACTAAATGTATCTAAAGATGTAATTGGCATAAACCAGCCATCAGAAAAGTTTGAAATAAAGGACAAAATCTTTCAACTCGAAAACGAAGTAGTGCATAAAGAGTATCTTATTGAAATGCGGGAAGGCGACCAGAAGATGTTTGAGCAGCAAAGGGAAGCCATAATAAAACAAGTTGATAGAGATATGGGCGGATTGATAAAACAATTACGTACAAAGATATTGCCGGATGTAAAGCAGACACAGATAGCAGACGGAATTATTAAGCGCTTTTCTAAAAACAGCTATAAGAACATGGAGAATAAGATAGCTGATTTCAGCATGGCACAGCAATTATTGAAATGATAACAACAGGACAATATTTTAATTACAATTTCGGCAAGTTATTAGCTTTGTTGGTTTTAACAGCCAGCTTATTATATGCCATATTTTCTTAAAGCAAATGATATATACATTCATACCATACTCCATTGAAAAGAACCTGTACGATGAGTACAATCGTTATATGAACCTATTGCCTAACGATGACGATTTCGCTTGTTTATTAGACCACGACATAATGCTCACTACGTATGATTGGTATATTCAAATGACCGAGATAACAAAAAACCAACCCGAATGCGGGTGTTTTGTAGCCACAACAAATAGGGTAGGCGGTGAACGGCAGATAGCAGACGTGAAGGTGGATGATGATATAAGATATAACCGGCAAGCAGGGGAGCGAATAAAACAAGAACATGGAACGCAGGTAGAGGATTTTACTATCAACAAGCCGCATGACCTTTGCGGATTTCTCATACTGCTGAAAAAGGAAACATGGAAGAAGATAGGCGGTTTTGAGGCATGGGATAAGGGTAACGGGTTGCTTGGCGTAGATTCAAAATTGCACAGAAAATTAATAGCAGTTAACGAGAAAGTGTATATAATGAAAGGCGTTTTTTTATATCACTGGTATCGTGGCGGATCAAATGATAAAAGCCATTTAATATTAAAATAGTATATTTGCAGAAAAGTATATTATGGAAAAATTATGGAATCCAATCCCTAAATTTGAATTATATTATTCAGTTAATAAATCAGGCGATGTTTATAGTCATAGGTATAAAAGAATATTACATCCAATAAAACAAAAGCACGGGTATTTAAGAGTGAGGTTATATAATAGCAAAGAATATAAATGGTATTTAGTTCATAGATTAATAGCATTAACGTTTATCCCGAATCCTGAAAATAAAAAAACTGTTAATCATAAAGACGGTAATCCATCAAATAATCATATAAGCAATTTAGAATGGATGACACAGAGACAACAAATGTTACATGCTTATAAAACAGGATTAAGAAAAAAGTCATTAGGATCGAATCATCCCAATAGTAAATTTAACGAAAAAGATATTGTAAAAATAAAAGAAATGTGTTTTAATGGTGTTAGCCAAAGAAAAGTAGCTGCTATATATAATGTTCATTATTCTACAATAAATCATATTATTAAAAAAAGAACCTGGGTAGAAGTAATGACAAATCACACTTGTTATGATTGACTTAATAATCTTCAGTAAAGATAGAGCCATGCAATTACAGGGCTTGCTTAGTAGCTTAAAAGCTAACTGTAACATCTTCAACAGGATAGTTGTCATTTATGACTTTTCAGATAAAGAATACGAGCAAGCATATAATGAACTTAAAAACGAGCAAGGTATAATATGGTTGTACGGTAACATTTCATTTAAAGACAGGGTTTTGTCTGCATTCGGAGATACAAAATATACCTGTTTCATGGTAGACGATTTGATAGCTTATACGGAGATTGAGAAAGAGCCAATAAAGGAAATGAAAATGTTAATGGAAACAGGTAACATTTTCAGTTTACGGATTGGAAAAAATATAGGAAAATATCAGCAAGGAGAATTTATGCAAGATAATCATTATGAACATAGTTTTATATTTGACTGGACGCAACAGAAGAAGTATTGGGGTTATCCTTTCAGCGTAGATGGTCATGTATTTAGAACCGATTTTATTAAAACCATAATTCAAAACGGTGAATTCCATAATCCTAACAAATTAGAAATAATTTTACAGCGAGGTAAGGACATAGCTCCTAAATACATGAGCTGCTTCAATCAAAGCGTTGTCGTAAGCATTCCGATTAATAGGGTAAGCATTACCGCAAGTGCAAGTTTTGGTGAGAGATACCCGCATACTGCAAAGGAATTGAACGATAAGTTTTTAGCAGGAGAGCGTATGGATTGGCAAGCAATGGATTTTAGCGACATAAAATCATCGCACCAGGAAGTGGAATTAAAATTCAAAACCATATGAGTTGGAAACAAAACAAAGAATGGAAACACTTCAAGCAAGTCAACACTGGCAAGATGGGTGTCATTGTCGTCAAGGTAGCGGAAATAATAATGAAAGAACTGGACAAGGACGTAGATATTGACAAGATTAATGCAAAACAACTGATTAAGGACGCAGATAAATATGGAGAAGTAACCCGTATGATGGAGACATTCATTACGCAAGCAGTAAATGACTTCCATCCGAAAGGGAAAGCGTTTTTAGAGAACCGGGAAAATGCTGATTGAACCAAAACATAAAAAACCATGAGCGGAAAAAGAGCAAAACAACTTCGCAATAAGGCAAGAGATTTGACAGTCGGTATGCCAGAAGCGGAAACAAGGCGCATCTATAAGATATTAAAAAGCAATTATAAATTAGAAAAACAATTTCCACAATGTTAATACCACTGATTGACCTAAAGAACAAATACAACCTTGACATAAGAGGCGTTATCCATATCGGAATGTATAATGCAGAGGAGTTACCTGCTTATCGGGAGTGCGGAGTTGAAAAGGTAATATGGATTGAGGCATTAAAAAAGCTGGCAGATGCAGCTAAATTGAAGTTTGAAAGCGATCCATCACAATGGGTCATAGAGGCTGTCATATCTGACAAAGAGGAAACGGTTGATTTTATGGTTACCAACAATGAAGCGTCAAGCTCTATTCTAAATTTAGGCACTCATTTGCAGCATCATCCGAGAGTGTGGGAAGAAAAACGGATTAAAGTCGTAACCTGCACAATGGAAAGCATCATAAACGGTTATGGAATTGATATGGTTGATTACAATTTCCTCAATATAGATATACAGGGAGCGGAATTGAAGGCGTTAAAGGGTATGAAATATTATTTACAATACATTGATTACCTTTATTTAGAAGTAAACGAGGAAGAGATTTATGAGAAATGCTGTTTAGTGGAGGAATTAGATGAATTTTTGTCTTATTTTAAACGAGTAGAAACCAAAATGACCAAATACAACTGGGGTGATGCGATGTACATCCGTAAAACATTATTATGAGACACTTTACAACCGTATGCGATAGTAACTATTTGGCTCAAGGGCTGGCTTTGTATCTCTCATTGATGAAAGTTAATCCTGATTTTATTTTATTTTGGTTATGTATAGACCAAAAGGCATACGAGATAGTGTCTAAACTCAATCTAAAGAATGTTATTTTAGATATTGCAGAGCCGTTTTTTCCTGTTAATGGATTTAATCACAAAGAATATTGTTGGTCGCTGGCTTCACGTTATACTGATTTTATATTTAAACTACATGGTATGCCTAACATAGTTTATCTTGATGCTGACCTTTATTTTTATCAGGATTACGAACACATTTATAAAGAGATAGGCGATAAAAGCATAGGGATAATTGAACATAGAATACCTAATTACAAAACCGTAGGCAAATACAATGTAGCTTTTAATTATTTTAAAAACGATGAACCGGGTAAGGAGTGTTTGAATACGTGGCAGCGATTAGCAAGTGATAAAAACAATGAATATTTTAAGGAATATGGCAGTTGTGGAGATCAGAAATATCTTGAATTATTTATGAAATGGTATCCGTTGGACGTTCATATAATTGATTGCGGACACGGGGCATGGTGGAATAATCGCAGCAATAGATTTTATGATGAATGTGTTATATATGATGGAAAAGATAAAAAACTAATCTTCATGCACTATTCGCATTTTAACTTAACCAAAGATGGATATACGCATGATGAAATGAAAGAAATGTCGCCACGATTAAGGGAGTATTACGATAACTACGAAAAAGAAGTAAGGAAATGCGAACAACAAATACAATCTATTAATTAAAACTGATACGATGAAATCAAACGCAGATTACAAGCCGATTTTAGAATCGCTGAAAACCCTGAAAGCATCAGGCAAGGTGGATATTATATGGGAGGGTCGCGACTTTCGGGCAGAGGCTGAAGGGCACGAAACACAGCAAGTTGAGTTTTACGAATCAACTTGCCGGATAAGATTGACTATTTATAAAAGCGATACTTTAAAAAGTTTGGGTGAAAAGGTAATTAAGGCAGAGGAATTAATGGATGATCTCGAAATGCACATTGTCTATAAGAAACAAAATCCTAATATGTACGAATTTCTTCATGCTAATTTAGAATTATGAAAATAGCTTTTGGTATTATAGTTTACAACGGGGATTTCGTTCTAAAGGAATGTATCGAATCAATATATCCTTATGCAAGCGAAATATTGATTAGCGAGGGTTGTGTACAGCATTTCAAAGATAAGGGCTTTACGACATCCACAGACCGTACCAATGAGATTATAGACAACTTCCCTGACCCTGACAATAAGATTAAAGTATTTCACGGCACATATAAAGAAAAGACCGAACAGTGCAACGCTTATATGCCTATTGATGCTGATTATCTTTGGTGTGTTGATGCCGATGAGATATACAAGCCCGAAGACATCGACAAAATCATAATGCGATTAGAAATAGAGGAGCCGACATCGGTAGGTTTTAAAAGCAAAACATTCTTTGGTGGCTTTGACAACGTGATAGGCGGCTTTGAGGCACGGGCAGAGTACAGGCGCATATTCAAGATCAACAAAGAATCAAAGTGGGCGAATCACAGACCGCCACAGATAGATAATATTGAGGATGCAAAGCATATATCCGGTCAGTCATTAGCAGACAAAGGGGTATATATGTACCATTACAGCTACGTATGGGACAGGCAGGTAAGGGATAAGGTTGAGTATTACAAAGCTAAGATCAGCAAGGACAACTGCATAGACGACTATTATGAGACAGTATTTAAGAAATGGGTAGATGGAGATATAATGACACGGAATATAATTGAGGCAAAAAATAATGGGGTACATGAATTTAAAACAAGTTACAGGGGCGATGCCTATACTGAAATATTTACAGGCGAACATCCTGAAATAATGCAACAATGTATAGCAAGAGAGAAGCAAAATTAATAGAGCCGTATTTAACAAGTGGTGCAAGCGTTTTGGAATACGGAAGCGGTGAATCTACTTTTGAGGTAGCAGCAAAAGTAAAGTTATTGATTACAGTTGAACATCAATTAGAATGGTTTAATAAAATAAAAGCCAAGCTGCCGAAAAATACTGTGATATTATTTGAACCGCCAACGTGCTTAAAGTGGGGAACGGATGGAACGTATGAGCAATTTAAAAACTACATAGAAGCACCTAAAGGAATATTTAATGTTATAATAATAGACGGCAGGGCAAGGGTAGGATGTGCGAAGTATTGTAAGAATGTAGCAAACGAAAACACTATTATCTTCGTGCATGATTATCAAAGAGAGGAATACAAAGAGATTGAAACTCATTTACAATTAATCGAAGTCGTTGAAACAATGGCTAAATTCAAATTAAAATAATGCCTGTTTGCCATAAAAGAAAAATAGTTTTTTGCCATGTTCCGAGAACTGGCGGGGTAAGCATCTGCTTGACATTAGAGTTAGCAATAGAAGATAGGCACGAAAAAGCAAGCTATTTAAGGGGTAAATATCCCGGCTATCATTTATTTTCAATATATAGACCTTACAAAGACAGGATTGAAAGCGCACTTGGATATTCAAAAGAAACAGCTGGTGTACATTCGACAAAAAAAGAATCATACGAAGATATAGTTGACAGTATTATCATAGCTAAAGGCAATGGAATTTCAGTTAAACCAAATGATTATTTTTTAGATGTTCCTGTTGACACCTTGTTACAATATAATGATTTAGAAAACGAACTTAATAAGATGCTTGTAAAACTTGGACATAAGGCAGTAAAATTAATTCAATCAAATTCAAGGAGGAAAAAATAATGGAAACCCTATCAGATTACGGAAACAATGTAACAAGTCAAGCCGGTGAGGATGGAATTATTAAAGAGATATTCAAACGTCTGGAAATAGACAAAGGGGTGTTCTGTGAGTTTGGGGCTTTGGATGGCATAATGTTTAGCAATTCCAAAGAACTTGCAGACAAGGGCTGGATAGGGTTATACATCGAGGCTGGAAGAGAATGTGGTAAATGTGTCGAAAACTTCAAAGACAACCCACGTATAACTGTCTTAAAGGAATATGTGGGAGAGTTTGATGCAATGGGTAAAACCTCAAAGGTGATGGAAAAATCATTTGATACTATTTGTAAAAAAAGTTTTGACAAAGAACTTGATTTTTTAGTTATTGATGTTGACGGTGGCGACTACGAGATAATGAGAGGCATTAAAAAGTATCTCCCGAAAGTATTAATGATCGAGTGTAATCCTTTCCGGCATCCATTGGATGAAACATATTACGGATATGTGATAGGTGATGTGCAGGAATCTTTAACGGTTATGAACCAACTTGGTGAGAAGATGGGCTACAAGATGCTGTGCTGGACACAAAACATCTTCTTTATCAAAGAGGAATATTACCATTTGTTTGATGTTGAAACCGATATGATGGAAATATTCAAGCAGGGGTTTAAGGGATATATCCAAAGAGACGAGGCTGCCGTAGGGCGTATGATCGCAAGAATGGGTAGCAAGCGATTCGGAGAGCAGGAAACTGACTTTATTAAACAAACACATGCTTTGTGTGTAGAAGAAATGAAAGCGGACGGAACATATACGCCTCAAATAATATGAGAATAAAAATGAAATCTGTAAAAAACTATAATGAGGAGAATCACTATAAGGGTGAATGCTGGAGGCAGGAATCCGGGGCAAATAATATGTTATCCAAACACAATGAAGCATCTATTGTTTTGGATTTTAATAATAATATTGATGTTATCGGCAAGAGTCTATCAAAAATAACAGACATTGATTTATCAAATATAACTGCGATAGATTTAGGGTGTGGAAATGCCTCGTATCTTAGTTATTACATCAAGTGTACTGGAGCAGATTTACCATTTATAATAAGTAATTATTCTAAAATATTAAATCCGGGAATGGATTTTATTGAATGTGATGTGATGGAGAGCGATTTATCTTTTTTAAAAGAGTTTGATTTAGTTTTAATAAGTGGACTATTAACGGTAATGAAAGAGCCGCTAATTATATTGAATAAAGTTCTAAGCAATAGCAGCAATTACGTTTTAATTAACAGAAACCAATTAACAAAACAGCCGACCACCACTTCAAAGAATTGGGCTTATTGTGGATGGACATACGAAACTCAAATTAATATAGATGACTTTAATTACTTGTTGGAAAAGAATGGGTTTGATATAATATGTAAGGAAGAGCTTATTATTGGTTCAGGCATTATTGACAGTTATTGCCATCTTGTTAAACGGAGTTATGTTGAAAAAAACAACAGGTTGCTATCAAAAAAAGGGATTTATAAATTTAATGGTCAGAATAATTAAATGATTAACATACACCCAAAAGGACGTTTAGGCAATCAGATGTTTCAATACTGTTTGGCACGTATAATATCCGAGCAGTTGGATTATGCAACCGATATGGAATTGCCTTTTAAAAACGCTAAAATACTAAAGGGCAAGATCGTAAAATCACCTGTTGAACAATTAAACGGACATGAAATTGATTTGAAAGGGGTGTTGAGTAATAAAAAAAACCGTAGGATATATCTAAACGGGTACTTCCAACAATATGAATATTACAAAGACTATAAAAAAGAGATACAAAAATGGTTTGAGATCACAGAAGGTTACAAAAAGCCCGGTATAAACGACTTAGTTGTTCATGTGAGGGGCGGTGATTTGTATAATAAAGGCGGGAATACGCAGCACACTCCTTGTCCTTTGAGTTATTATACATCAATAATACAACAAACATATTATAGGAGATTATTTATAGTAACTGAAAACCCGGATGACATAATAGTTCAAGCTATTCAAAAGCGACATTCATGTAAAATTATCAGCCAATCCGTGATAGAAGATTATTATTTTATGTTTCATGCTACTAAGTTGGTATTATCGGTGTGTACAATAGCATGGTGGGCTGGGTGGCTCGGAAACGCAACAGAGGTACATTACCCCTTATTAGGGTATTGGCATCATGACAGCGTAAGAAACGAGATTAATTTAAGGGTTAGTGAACAGCGATATATTTATTATGATTTAGGAGTACAAGATAACTGGCAGGCAAGCGATGAACAAATTGAAAACTTACTGAAATGAAAAGATTTTGTATATTAGCAATGAAATGCAGAATTCAATTAATTACGTTTATTTATATTTAGACCCAACAAAACCGGGTATTTATAATTATGGGAAATATGTAACATTATATTACGAACCATTTTATGTAGGGAAAGGACAAGGTAAGCGCAAAGAAGACCATTTAGAAGCTGCGAAGAAAGGAAAATCAACCGGAAATAGACATTTATATTTTAAAATAAAAAAGATTCTTATACAAGGATTAGAGCCTATAATAAAGATAGCAGGACGCTGGGATGAAGCAAAAATAGCATTTAATTACGAAAAGCATTTAATAAAACTAATTGGAAGAACAGATAAAAAGACAGGTGTTTTAACAAATATGACAAATGGTGGCGATGGTGCTATTAATCCATCGGTTGAAACAAGAAAAAAAATATCAAATAGCTTAAAAGGTAATATTCCGTGGAACAAAGGCAAAACAGGAATTTATAGTAAAAAAACAAGGGACAATATTAGCAAAACATTGACTGGTCGAAAGGGTATACCTTTAACGGATTATCAAAAAGAATGTATTTCTAAAGTGCATAAGGGTAAAGTTGTTTCAAAAGAAACGAGACAAAAACAATCATTAGCGCACTTAGGACATACGCCTTGGAATAAAGGAACAAAAGGGATTTGTAAAGCATGGAATAAGGGGCTATGCAAACAAAACAGTTATTAAAAGCATGAAAAAAATTTGTATTGCAGGGGGAAATGGTTTCATCGGTCATTCATTAGGTCGCAAATTAAGAAGCGAGGGGCACTGGGTACGAACTGTTGATATACAAGAATATACGTTTGGAAAAATAGATTATACAGATAATTATATAATTGGTGATTTACGAAATATTGATTTATGCAAAATGGTTTTAAATGATATGGAATTTGACGAAGTATATGTTTTGGCTTGTTTAATGGGTGGGGCTGGATTTATTTTTACAGGCGATAATGATGCCGATATTATGCACGATTCAGCGTTAATTAATATCAATATAATAGAGTGTCTTAAAAATTCAAAAGCTAAAGTATTTTACAGTTCATCCGCTTGTATTTACCCTAAACACAATCAACTTGACCCTGACAATCCAAATTGTGCTGAAAATTCTGCTTATCCAGCCGACCCCGACAGCCCCTATGGATTAGAAAAGATATTTAGCGAAAGTTTATATGAAGCATATCATAGGAATTATGGACTTGACATAAGGGTTGCCCGCTTCCATAATATTTTCGGAGCAGAGGGGGCGTATAATAATGGCAAAGAAAAAGCACCGGCAGCACTATGTAGAAAGGTCGCAGAGGCAGATAAAGAAATTGAAGTATGGGGGGACGGCAAGCAGACACGCTCATTTCTTTATATTGATGAATGTTTAGATGGAATAGAGAAATTAATGAACTCCGATTGTACATTTCCTTTAAACATAGGCAGCGATGAAATGATAAGCATTAACGACTTGGCTAAAATGGTAATTGACATATCAGGCAAGGATTTAACGATTAAGAACATCGAAGGTGCAGAGGGTGTGAGAGGACGCAATTCTGACAATAAACTAATTTATGAAACATTGGGCTGGAAACCTACCCAACCATTGAGAGAGGGCATGGAAAAGCTATATAGGTGGGTTAATACGCAAGTAAATGGATAAGATGATATTAGATATAAGTTTCAATGGATTGGGCGATAGCTTGGCTTTCAGCACCTTGCCGGAGCGTTGCCATGAAAATGGAATTGACTTTTATTTATCAAATTCCGTAAGGAAATTACATGAAAGGAACACGCAAGTATTTGATATTGTTTGGAAAGCAAACCCATATTTCAAAGGATTTTCGGATGGAGAAATAAATGCTGGAAATATGTATAAGTCAAAGACATCACTTGAAGAATCTATTGTCTATCAAATGGAGCGAATGCACGGTTTTAATCCCATAAACAAGTACCCTAAAATCTATATCGAACTAAAAGAGATGCCTGAAATTAAAGACATAACGCTAATAGACCTTAATAGTTTTGCAGTATGTAAAGAATTGTGGGAGAAAAGAGATTTGCTTGTTAAAAAGGTAGATGAGTTAATAGATAGTAATGAGAATATTTATTATACATACCTACAAGACAAGCCCAGCAAAATAAATGATGTAAACGCTATATTGTTAAAGAAGTTTCAGCCGTTTCCGATAGATTCCTTATTGCATTATTGTCATGTATTGAACAGCGTAAAGAATTTTGTTACGGTATTATCAGGGGCAAACGTATTGGCATCTGCGATAAAACAAGATAGGGATAAACAAATCGACACAATTATATGGGATTGGCTCAAGGGGACATATTATTTTGAAAACATAAACTATCATACGATATGAAAATTCTAATCACAGGAGCGACAGGAGCATTTGGCAGTGAATTAGCTAAAGCATTTAAAGGGCACGATCTTATCTTGCACGGAAGGAATAAAGATAAATTCCCAAATGTGAAAGCTGGAAAAATAAGCGGAGATATTAATGACCAATTAACCAGAATTAACATAATAGGTCAATGTGAAGACATTGATGTATTTATAAATAATGCTGCGGTGTTTCAAAATTGCCCGTTAGATGAATTAAACATTTTGGATATTGAAACTATAATCGAAACCAATTTAACATCTCCTATTATTTTATTAAAAGAAGTCATTGAGATATTCAAAAAAAGGGGTAGTGGGACGATAATAAACATCAACTCTGTGGCTGGCAAGATGGGTAATGCAATGGAAGCTGTTTATTGTGCAACTAAATACGGAATGAAAGGGTTTATGGATTCGGTAAGGTTTGATTGTATTCAAAAAGGAGTGAGAGTAATAGAGTTGTTTCCCGGAGCGATGAGTACAGGCATGGCAGCGTATAGAGAGGATTCGGAAAACTTCACCGATGCAAAAGAATTGGCGGAATTTGTTACACATATAGTAGATACAAAAACATTTTTCCCGACAGGGATAGAAATACACAGAGCGATTTATGAATAAGCGAAGCAAACAGGTACGAAGGGATGCGATAAAGCTATCTAAAGCCAACGGTGGGTATCATTGGGGCGGTAGTTTCTCATGTGCAGAAATACTTATTAGCTTGTATGATGAAGTTCTAACCGATGATGATGTGTTTATTCTAAGCAAGGGACACGGCTGTTGGTGTTACTACGTCTTATTACGTGAAAAAGGGTTTAATCCTGTACTTGAAGGGCATCCAAGCTACGATCCTGTAAATGGAGTACACGCAACTACCGGGAGCATGGGACATGGTTTTCCTTTTGGGATAGGGATAGCATTGGCAAAAAAGATGAAAGGAGAACCCGGAAAGGTTTATGTTCTAATGGGTGATGGAGAATGCCAAGAGGGTACTACATGGGAATCGTTGTTATTAGCGGTAAAGTTAGACCTTAAGAATTTAGTTGTCATTATTGATAACAACAAGATACAAGGTTCGGGATTTACGGATGATATAAATTCTATTCAAAGCATTTATAAAGTAGCTGAAAATATTGGATGGGAAACATTTGGTATAGATGGACAAACTTATATGTTTGAATTTTTACCCCGCCAATCCAAGCAACCCATATTTATTATAGCCAACACAGTAAAGGGCAAAGGCGTATCATTCATGGAAAACAAACCTGAATGGCATTCTAAATGGCTAACAGATGAAATGGAACAAAAAGCACTAAAGGAATTATGCGAGTAGAATTTGGAAAAACAATAGTAAGATTAGCCGAAAAGGATAGTAAAATTATTCTTATCACCGGAGATGTGGAACAGGAAATGAATGAATTTAAGAAGTTATTTCCTGACAGGTTTTTTAATATGGGCTTGTGTGAGCAGTCAATCGTTAGCATAGCCGGAGGGCTGGCATCGAGAGGGTTTAAGCCCGTTGTGTATTCGATAACCCCTTTTCTTATCGAGAGGGCATTTGAGCAGATTAAAATAGACATTGATTACAATAATTTGCCTGTTATGTTAATCGGTTACAGCGATTACCCTACGCATGGGATAACACACAGACCCTTAGATGCTGAAGGGCTAATAAAGATATTGCCTAATACAACAGGGTATTTCCCACGCAATGAAAAAGAAACCAGCAAGGCAATGATAGATGCTTATTTAATGAACAAACCGGCAATTATTTGCTTAAAAAAGAATCCTAATAATGAACAATTTATATAATGAACAAATACAGCAATTATAAAATAGCATGGTTTCCTGAAAAATTACAGTCATTTAAAGCTGGTCGCATTACTGCACCTATCTTTGTAAGGATAAAGCCAACAAATAGATGTAACCACGACTGCCCGACTTGTATATATGAACCAAGTTTTATCGGGATGCACTCTTCAATGAGCAGGAATGATGAATTATCTGAAGAAAAACTATTTGAAGTCATAAGGGATTTACATGAAATGGAAGTGAAAGCGGTATTATGGAGTGGTGGTGGTGAGCCACTTATGCATCCTTATATTTTAAATGCCTTTAAAAAAACAAGAGAATATGGAATGCAACAGGCACTTGTTACCAACGGACACAAATTAAAAGACAAGATAATTGAAGAAGTGGCAAACTTTGATTGGATAAGAGTATCATTTGATTATTACAATAAAGAATCTTTTATAAAAGTAAGAAAAGCCAGCGAATCAGGGTTTGATAAAATACTAAAGAACTCAAAAGAGTTTGCTAAACAAAAAAATCCTAATTGTGATTTCGGCTCAAACTTTATTGTCAGCAAAGAAAACTATATGTATATGTTTGAAATGGCTTCTATGTTAAAAGATATTGGATTTGAGAATATAAGATTTTGTCCTTTATGGATTACAAATTTAGTGGAATATCATAGCAGAATAAAATCAGATGTTTTAACCCAAATTAATAAATGCAGGGAAAGACTTGAAGATGATAATTTTAAAGTTTATGACAGTTATAATACCGACCCCTCATTTCAGTATTCATCATATAAGAAGTGTTATGTGATGCAGACCGTTCCGGTAATTGCTGCTGATTATAATGTATATGCCTGCCATAACAAGGCGTATGACCATAGAGGGCTGATAGGGTCTATAAAAGATCAAAGTTTTAAGGAGTTATGGTTCAGCGAAGATGCTAAAGAAAGATTTGAAACGCTTAATCCTTTAACAGCTTGTAACGGACATCAATGTTCAAGCAATAAAAGGAATATTCTAATAACGGACATCATGGATGCTGGGGGTATAAATTTTATATAATGGAGTGCTGGCACGAAAACATATATCAGGCAATGATTGATGCGGCTAATAAAAGACCGCTATTATCTACTTATCAGGGTAAGCTATTAAAGTCAATGATTGATAGTGTTGAATATGAAACTTGTTTAGATATTGGTTGCGGTACAGGACAAGTAAGTCAATTAATAAAAGGTATATATCATGGTGCAGATTTGTTTAATATCATTGCTAATGTAGCTGAAAAATCAGGATTTAAACAAATATATTTAGGAATTAATGTGGAAAAATATGATATGATATTTGTAAATAGTTACGATCTTGTTATTATGAGTGCCTTTGTTGATGTTATGGAAAAGCCCTTAGAAAAGTTAGAAAGCATTTTAAAATATTGCAGTAAATATGTTATCATTCACCGACAGGAAATATCACAGGAGAAGCCAACGCAATCTATTAAAAATCCGTCTTATGGCGGATGGACATGGCACTCAATAATCAACCGTAAAGATTTTGATAAAGCGATAAAGGGCTTTGAAATTCTAAAATTAACAACTTGTAAATACGAAAATTGGGAGGATGGGGGTACAAGCGTACTGCTAAAAAGAAAATGATTAAATTATTTCATATACCGGATCATAAGATAGACACTTCAAAGTTCAGCAATTTGATATTTGATAAGATCGTTACTGAATTTGAACAGGCATTTGCTAAATACGTTGGTGCTGAATATGCGGTTGCGGTTAATAGCTGCACTAATGGCATCTTCTTAGCGTTGAAAAGTTTGCAAGAGAAGGTTGTCTGTACTGTTCCTACGCTTATGACAACAAGATTTTTAAGTGCTATTGAAATGGCAAATTGTGATTATGAATTTAGAGATATTCCTGAATGGGTGGGTGGGCAATATGTTTTATGGGAACAATATCCTAAATTAGACCATAGCCCAAATCCTTTAATATTAGATTGCGCTCAAAAAGTAGAACCGAATATGTATTATCATTTAACAGATGTAGATTACGGCTGTGATAAAGATATAATGGTATTTTCTTTTTATCCTACAAAGCCCGTAGGCGGAATACAAGGCGGAATGATAGTAAGTAATGACAAAGATCGTATTGATTGGATAAGACAAGCTGCACACTTTGGAGAAACGTTATCAGATAGCACAAATAGTTGGGAATCAACAACTGATTTTAAGGGATGGCAGATGTTCATGGGTACTATTCCGGCTTACGTTGCTTTTGAGAACCTAAAAAAATACCCGGAGAAAAGGGCAAAACTTGACCATGTTCGTAATTATTATAACATCTATTTAGATAATGTAGTTACAAATAACTCATATCATTTATATAGAATAAGAACCCCTAACAACGATGAATTTCTAAAAAAGATGTACAGGGATGGAGTTGTTTGCGGTATTCATTATAAGCCCGCTCACTTGAATAAACTATATGGTGATATTTTTTATCCAACAATAAACTATTCCTGTGATAATGAACCATATACTCAAAGTTTACCTAACAGCGAAAAGGACGGCAGGGAGGTTGTAAGCATCCCATTTCACGAAAAACTAACCGACAAAGAGATAGACAAAATTATAAAATTATGTATTCAACACACGACCCTTTGAGAAGGCAGGTTTTAAGAATGGATATTATCAATATACTCATTGAGAAATGTGGCTATAAAACCTATTTAGAGATTGGGGTTGCGAACAGCGATTGTTATAGATTGATAAATTGCGAACAAAAGACAGCGGTTGATCCTGAATCGTTATCAAAAGCCACATTTGAATTAACTTCAGACGAGTTTTTTAAAACCAATAAAGAATTATATCATCACAAATACGATATTATATTTATAGATGGGCTTCATCATTCAGGACAGGTATATAAAGACATTCTAAATGCTTTAAAAGTGCTTAATAAGGGCGGTACAATAGTATGCCATGATATGAACCCGCAAGGGTTTCAGCAGCAATATGTACCCCGTCAAGTCATGTGCTGGAATGGTGATTGTTGGAAGGCATGGGTTAAATTAAGAACGGAACGAAAGGATTTGGAAATGTTTGTTTTGCAATTAGATGAGGGCACGGCAATAATAAGAAAGGGCAAGCAGAAAAGATTGGTATTAAAAGAGAAAATGACCTATGATAATCTTGTTAAAAACAGGCAGGAATGGTTGAATTTGCAATCTGTTGAATACTTTTTGAAATGGATAAAATAATTTTTTATATTTTAAATATTATTAATTGCTGTTGCGATAAAGAAGGGTATCCGTATTGGAAACAAGGAGCACGGGGCGGATGGTATCAGGTACACTGGATAGAACCAAATGAAGCATGGCAAGCCCTAATTGTTGGGGTTGTGTGTACTGTAATTTTTGTTTTATTAACTTATTGGATTGTAAGAAAATGGATAAAGTGATTTACACAGCAATCATGGGCAATTACGATCAACTTAAACTGCCTCAATATATAAGCGAGGGCTGGGATTATATTTGCTTCACTGATAACTACGATCTAAAAAACGATTTTTGGAAAATACGATACATTGATTCGAGTGAATACGGAGCAGCAAAGACCGCAAGGTGGATTAAAATTTGTCCTGAAATATTTTTAGATTGCGATTTGAGCGTATGGGTGGACGGAAATTTTGAGATAAAATGTTATCTGGATGCATTTATAGAGGAATATCATAAGGGTAATTTTTCTGTATCTTCTCACGGCAGGGATTGCACCTATGATGAAGCCCACGCCTGCATAACTTATGGCAAAGACAGGGATGAAATAATAAAAAGCCAAATGAAAGGGTACAGGAATCAAGGCTTTCCTGAACATTTCGGAATGGTAGCCACAGGATTAACAATAAGAAATCACGGTATTAAAAATAATATTAAATTTGCACAGAATTGGTGGAAGGAGGTTAGGTTAGGAAGCAAAAGAGACCAGTTAAGTTTCAATTACACACTTTGGAAACACCCTATTGACATTAACATAATGGATTTTAACAGCGTAATAAACAAATATTTTATGTGGGGCAAACATTGTAACGTATGAGATTAAAATTCAAATCTAAAATAGGAATATGTCCTTGCAGTAAACCGAAAGAGGCGTTTATAGTTAAAATGCACGATGGAAAAGAAACAGGCAGGGAAAGGATAGGCGAACCCTCGCCCGCTGTATGCCCATATTGTAATAAATATTGGAATGAACATTAAACTATGTACACCGAAAAAGAAATACAATATTTAAAAGCAACGATTAATCTATCCCGTGTTAATCCTGAATGGATAAAAGCATTTGAGTATTGGAATAAACGAAATACAACTCAATTAAAAGTAACTTGCAGGCAATGTTATTATAAAGTATTACAATACATAATACATGAAACTAAAAAACATAACACCGGAAATGGTAAGCCGAAACGAGGCGACAGGTAAATGGTCAATTCAGGGCTTAGAAAGTGAGCCGACTTACGAAAAAATACTCTATAACTTAGAGCATCAAATACCTTTTTCGTTGAGCAGGTATGGAGATGGAGAATGGAATGCTATTTTCAACAAGGCAGGGAACAACTGTGATGGACATGAATACTTTACTGATATGGGTGCGGAATTAAAACAAGCTGTACTATCAGAACCAGAATACTTGATGGGCATTCAACCATTAACCATGTCGCATTACAGGGATAAGGTTGTAGATTTTGCAGGGGACTTAGATATTGATTGGGTAAATTCGGATGTTCTACATGACGCAAATATCAAGGAGCAACTAAAACGATTTTTTAACGTACTAAGAGACCAGCCCGTGATAATGATAGCACCTACCAGGTTACAAGATGTACCATTTCATTATGGCAGATTTGTAGAAGTACCTTTAAAAAATTGTTGGTTAGAAAAAAGCAGAATTGAAAAAGAGTTATTTGAGGTATTGCCACAGGTAGGATATGCGGTTTTGTTATTTTGTGCTTCAATGGCAACCAATGTAATGATACATGACCTTTATAAATACTACGGAACGCAGGTTACGATGATAGATGCCGGCAGTATATTTGACCCATATTGCGGTTTTAATACTCGGAGATACCACGAAAAAATGAAAATATGAGCACCAATATTAAAGAAATAATAGACGAACTTGAAACCATTGCAGATGCTTTTACATCTGTAAATACTTTTAATTTTGGCAAGGTATCAGAGATAAATGACCAACCCGAAAAAAGCTATCCTGCTATCTATATTAACAGCGTTATCGAAGGCAGAACAATAGAAAGGGATAGCAATTCACATTTACCAAAAATAAAAAGCTATCCTATTGAGATAATATTTTGGGATTTATATTTAACAGCAGAACAAGCCACGACAGATATTCAAAGCAAATATTCAGCTTTAGAGATAATCGCAGATAAATATTTCGCAGAAGTCAATCGAAGGACGATAGAAGACCCTGCAAGTACAAGACAGTTTTATATTGACAACTTTGAGGATTTAACAGGAACTTACGTAACCCATGAACACACAGACGACTTAGTGGGAATACGATATAGACCAATATTTAAAGCAGACAATATTGCCTGTAATACGGGTACGTTTAATTATTAGTCGGTAGATGTGTGGCGCATCGCTTGATTGACGAATCGAGCAGCCGGCTAATAAGCCACAAACGCCACAATACCAGCCACAAGCCACACAACGCCACGTTTTCGCCACGAAAACAGTTGATATGGCTATTGATTTCAACAGAATAGGACAGAAAGCTATTGACTTGCTTGGTGATTCCATCAGGGCACAAGGGCATTATTTTACAGGTAAACTTGTAAGGGGTTTTGAGACACGATTTAAGCCCGCAGAAGTACAGATATGGGGAGATTTCTATGCTAAATTTTTGGAACGTGGAGTAAAGAGGAGTAGGATACCATATCGCAAGGGTAAAAGAAGGGGCGGGGTATCTAAATATATACAGGCATTAATAGCTTATTTTCAAGCAAAGGGCAAGGGGTCAATGTCAAAGAATTTAGCATTTGCCACAGCCAACACTCATGTAAAGGAAGGGATGCCAACAAGTGCGTCAAGGCGTTTTAGTTCCACAGGCAAAAGAACTGGCTTTATAGAAGAAGCATTAAAAAAAAGCGATCAGATTTTTAAAGTGGCGATTGACGAAAAGAAAAGAGAATACGAGGTTAGTATTGGCAATTTAATCAAAGCGGTAAAATAATGGCAATTACAATCACGGACACGCCTGATGCGATCAGTGCTGCTTATCGTCCTGTTATTTGGACAGCGACAAGCAATACGGGTAGTAAAGTGCGTATGATAGCAGACGTAAAAATAGACGGCACTATTAGGGCAAACATTGATAAAGACCCACGCTTAGGAACGGCAGATACTTTTGATTTTGATGTGCAAAGTGTTCTTCAGGACTATCTCACATATAATCTTCAATCAATATCAGGTAATATTAACATAGTAGCGGGTTCAAGCGAAGTAAGTGTTTTGGTGGATTTATATGATGTAATAAGTTCAGGAGGATTGCTTTCGACAGCATGGGAAGAGGATGGTTCCGGTACTCCTGACAAAACAAGTAGCGCTATTCATGCTGTAAATGCAACGCTTCAGCATTTAGAAACGCAAGACATGGATATTTATACGGTTGACGACACAACTAAGAAATTTCTAACTAACGCACCATTAATACAAAGAATAGGCGAAAACGAAACAATACAATTACATTATGTAACAAATTTATCAAATACAAGATTCCGACTTATACAATATAATAGTGCGGGGGCATCAATAAGCGATGTGCTTTCATCAAGCATTGTTGTTACAGACAAAGCAGGAATCTTGCTTTTAGACGAAGCATCAATGCTTTCAAATGCTGTAAAGTTCGAGGTCATACTTCATCGCAATCCGGGCGATCCTCGTTCAGAAACCCGTACCTTTAATATAGATACTCAATGTTATGATAATGCGGTGAGATTAAAATGGCTTAATCCTTTGGGCGGGTTTGATAGTTATACGTTTGTTTCTAAAAAGGAGCAATCATTAAGACATCGGGCAAAGATATTTGATAAATTATTGGATTCGGATTTTAGCATAGAAGATAGGGGAGCAACTGTGATTAGTGTTGATGCAACAGATGAATTTACCATATTCAGTCAAGCCGAACCCAGAGCAACAATATTATGGTTAGCAGAATTAGATGCTAATAAAGTTAATGTATGGATTGATGACGGAACAAATTTCATTCCTATCATTATAACAAGCAGAAAGACCAAAATACTTGATACTGAAAGTGCGATTTTGCAAAAAGAAATTAAATTCAGATATGCTAATCCGAGAGAATCACAACGTAACTAATGGCAAAGGTTGAAATAGAAATAAGGGATAGTTCAAACAGCGTAGAAGGCGTTTTAGAGATCGGTAGCGACCTATCATTTCCGTTATCTCTTACAAAGTCGATAGCATCTTTAAACTCATTAGCAAAACGAGGCGGGGTATTTTCAAAAACATTCAAGATTCCAGCTACTAAAAACAATAATAAACTATTAGTTAATCTTTATTCAGCCAATCAGCGCAATATCAAAGCAATGAAACAAAAAAAAGATGCTTTGATTTTGGTTGATGGAGTGATTATAGAAAGGGGATATATTAAGATATTAGATTCCTTGGTGGGCAAAAGACCAGAAAAATATACACTTAAATTCTTCGGTGATAACTTGGATTGGGTAACCCAATTAGGTGAATTAGATTTACATAATGTTTATTCGGAAGCCAATGCCTTAGCTTTCCCTATTCCCGGTGCGGTAACCGATACACAAACATATTCCCAAAATGCCATACAACTGCTTTGGTCAAACACTTGGGATCAGGGGAGGGACTTCGTATATCCTTGGATAAGTTACGGACAATATATTAATGGTTTGGGCGTAACAGTTGAGGATATGCGCCTTGCTATAAGATGGCGGGGGATAATTGAAAGGGGTTTAGTGCAAACTGGATATACATTGGTTTCAGATTTTATGGATACTGATGATTTTAAACAACTGATATTTCCTCACGTTGGCGATGGGTTTAAATATTCGCAAGCTATAAGGGATGAAGAAGCTATTTATGTAACATTACCTACAAGCACTCCGGCAAATCTATTTAATGGATTAAGCCCTGCAATATTAAGATTTATAGGTGGAACTGTTACGGGAAGCGGTGCAAGTAATTATGTTACAGCTACCGGGGTATATACAATACCTCGTACTGCGATGTTTAATTTTAAATTTAATTTTACATTCACGCCACTTGCCAGTATGCTTGATTTCCCAATAGAATTAAAAAGATTTGTAAACGGGGTTGAAGATACCCCAACAGCAACGTTTACTTCATGCGACACTAATTCGATACTTACTTTTAATGCAAGGAATTTAGTGCTTTGTTCGCAAGGATTTTCAAATAATGTAATAGATAATCCTGGTGAACCTGATGATGGAAATCGCATTCCGATTACCAATGTAGAAACGGAAACAGGATTTCAAAGGTATAATACAGGTGATACGGTGGAGTTTTATTTTGTATATCAGAACACAAATCCACAGGGAAATACCTTGCCAATAGGTAATTTTACTATAACAACTGATTCGTGGATGAAAGTAGAAATGAGCGATAGAATAATAGAGAACGGAACATATAAAGTAAGCGATATTGTAAAAAGAGATATGCCTGTTTTGGATTTATTTAATGATTTGACAAAATGCTTTAATCTTTATTGGAGAACAGATGTAAAAACCAAACAGGTATTTGTAGAACCAAGAGATACGTTTTATAAACCAATTACCGATGCAATAGATTGGAGCGACAAATTAGACATTAAGAAAACGCCTAAATTAATGTTTATCACAGAAGCGTATAAAAGGGAATTAATTTTTAAATATGTAGGCGATTTAAACGATGAATTTGTAAAAGCCCGTAATGAAGAAAAACAGAATGAATTAGGTAGTTATGTACACACTTTCCCTGACAGGTTTATAAAAGGCAGGCAAGCACTTTCGACAAAACAAATTTCACCTACTTATTGGATGCAGGATGATAATGCGATAACAACACTTGGAATACATACCGCTCCTGTAACAGCAAGATTATGGAATGAAGTTTTACCAAATAATTCACCACCACCAGCTTTCTACGACTATAACCCACGCATTTTAAATTTCAGATATGGAGGACAAACGGGGGAGAATGGTCAATTATTAGCTTGGAAATGGGAAAATGTAGAAAGCCCTGTTATTCCTTATGCTATAATGTCGCCTATTTATGGAGGGAATGTCAGTGCTGCATATAATCTTTCTTTTAATGGCAGTGATGGATTGTTTGAAACCTATTATGGTAGAAGCATAAAGTTAATTGAGGATGGAATAAGATTAGAGGCATTTTTTCATTTAAAAAGCACAGATATAAGAACAGATTTAAGAACGCCTATTTATTTGAGTAAGCCCGATGAATTACAAGGATATTGGGTAATAGATAAAATACATGATTGGTCGCCTGTAAAAGACAAGACAACAAGAGTAACTCTAATAAAATTAATTAATTACGATTCTGTTACTGCCGATACAGGACAAACACCAACTGACCCTGAAAAAGTACCTATTGATAAAGGTGGGGGTAGGTCGTTACCGGGAGGCGGCACAACAGAAACAGATACAGCATCAAAGGAGGGACGATCAAGTATTGTGGCTGCAAATGGAACAGGTAATATGGCAGCAAAGGGTTCAGGTTCAATAGCTTTTGGGCAAGGATGTATTGCACCGGGCAAAAATCAATCAATAGTAGGGCGTTATCCCAAAATAAACGATACGGATGTGTATGCTATTGGTGTAGGAGAAGATGAGAATAGCAGATTGACAGCTTTTAAAATTGATAAAGATGGTAATCCGCAGACTTATGGCGGTGAAGTACAAATAGCAGATTCTGATGGAAGAATAGTACCGATTTTTATCACAGGGACAGACGATAAGGTTAAAAAGGTATATCTAAAATCATAATGGCAGAGCAAAAAGAACTCATATTATCGTTAAGAATTACCGGCACAAAAGCACAGGAAGCCGCTTTAACTACTCTGAAGCGTAGGATGCTTGAAACGCAAGCCGCTACGAAAAACCTGCGCCAATCCACAAAGAATAATATATCCGCACAAAAAGCCGCTGCCAGTAGTTTTAAGAAGCTCGAACTTCAACTAAAGCAAGATCGAGTAGCTTATAACCAACTCAATAAACAGATCGCCATTAACAATGGCGTAATGAAAAAAACCTCTGGGCTTACAAAAGGTGTTGCAGCGGGATTTAAAACGGTTGCTTTGCAATTTATAGGCGTTATGGCTGCCTTTGCTTTAGTCAAAAATGTAATTGGCATATTTAAGGATTTTCAACAAGCTAACGCAGACCTCGCTGCCGTACTTGGCAAATCAAGAAACGAAATAAAAGCACTTACCGAAGATGCTAAAAGATTAGGCGCCTCGACTGTTTTCACCGCCACCCAAGTGTCAAAACTTCAAAAAGAATTTGCAAAATTAGGATTTAGCGAAAGAGAGATTTTAGACGCAACCGAAGCGACTTTGAGTTTAGCGGCTGCAACGAATACGGAATTAGCTGAAGCCGCAAGGGTTGCTGGTGCAACCGTCAGAGGGTTTGGTTTAGATGCAAGTGAAACGCAAAGAGTTGTTGATGTAATGGCGAAGTCATTTAGTAGTTCTGCGCTTGACATGGTGAAATTTAGCACTGCGATGGGCAAGGTTGCACCAGTAGCTAAAGCCGTAGGATTGTCAATCGAAGAAACCACTGCTTTAATGGGGACGCTTTCCGATGCGGGAGTTGAGGCTTCTATTTCAGGGACTTCACTAAGGAAAATATTTATTGAACTGGCAAGGAAGGGTCTTTCTTTGGATGAGGCACTTGAACGAATAAACACCTCACAGGACAAACTAACAACCGCTACTGAATTATTTGGTGTGAGGGCTGCAACTGCTGGGCTTGTGTTGGCTGAAAATACTGACCGAACAGCATTATTGGAAGCGAAATTAAATTTAGCTGCGGGTGCTGCTGAAAGAATGGCTAAAGAGCAATTAAATACACTACAAGGTAAGTTAACCATATTAAATAGCGCATGGGAAGGATGGATATTAAGTATTGACGATGGGGACGGGGTGATGACGAATGTTTTAAGCACGTTGGCAGAAATGGCAACAGGATTATTGCGTTTTGCTTCTGGTGTGGAAACAGCAACAGAACAATTCGATCAACAAACAAGGGTGGTAAATAACCTTGAAAAAAATATAGTTCCTTTAATTGATAGACATGAAGAACTTGCTAATAAGACAGAGTTAAGTAAAGATGAGCAGATAGAACTTGATGCTATAATTGAATTGCTTGCAGAGAATATTCCAATAGCAGTAACAGAATTTGATAAATATGGTAAGGCATTAGGAATATCAACGGAAGCTGCACAGGCATTTATTAAGGAACAGAAAAATATATTAAAAGTAAAAAATAAAGAAGCTATTGAGGAACAGCAAGAAGCAATTTCTGATCTCGGTGATGAATTGAATTTATTTTCATTACAACTGGACAAGGTGAATGGGAAATTTGTAGAACAAGAAGTGATTTTTACAAAAACTGGCACTGCAATAAAGAAAATAACAGAATTAACCAATGAGGAAATACAAGCACGGATAGATAGAAGAAAAGAAATTGGAGAAGAAATAAAAGCCAGAGATGCGATTATAGCAGGATTAAAAGGAGAACAAACAGAGGCGGAGAAATTACTTGAACAACAAAAGAAAACAACAGAAGAAAGCGTTGGATTAACTACTTCAGAACAAAAAGCAAAGACGAAAGAAATAAAAAAAGCTCAAGATGAACGAACAAAATTAGTAGAAGAAAATGCTAAGATACGAATGCAGATAGAAAGAGATGCTATTGATGCAGCCATAGCAGAAGAAATAAGATTATTCAATGAAACAATATCTTTATCTGACAGGAAAGTAAAAGCCCTGGTTTCCGAAATGGACATAAAGGCAAAATTAAGATTATTAGAAGCCGGTACAATAAACGAGGAAAGAGATGCAGAAATAGAGGCAGAAGAAGCAAAGTTTCAAAAAGAATTAATGTTGTTAACGATAGCTAATAATGCTACCGAAGAAGAAACCGCAGCACATTTAGCAAGAACAGAATTATTAGTAAAACAGCATGAAAATAATAAAACAAAAATTGAACAGGATGCAACTGATAAAAGAATAAAGATCGCACAGGAAGCTGGGGATATAATAAATAGTTTAACCAATTCATTAGCTGATATTTTTGAGGCATCAAAGCAAAGGGAATTGAGTGCTGCCGGAGACAATGCGGACAAAAGAGAAAAAATTGAAGAAAAGTTTTTCAAAAAACAACAAGACCTTGCCGTAAGTCAAGCAATAATAAGTGGAGCACTGGCTGTTCTACGTATTGCCGCTGATGTACCTAAACAGGATTATGGCATTGCAACGGCTTTATTAATAGCCGCACAGATTATTGCAACTGCCGCAGAGGTAGCGGTTATAAAAAGCGAGAGTTTAGCAAAGGGTGGGGTTCTAAAAGGCAAATCACATGCAAGGGGTGGTATTCCTACGGCAGACGGACAAATGGAATTTGAGGGCGGAGAGGCGGTGATAAACAAACGATCTACGGCTATGTTTGGACGACAGTTGTCTGCTATTAATCAAGCAGGCGGAGGGGTTGCTTTTGGAAGGGGCGGACAAACACCAATACATAAATTTCAGGGTGGCAGTATAACGCCTGTACCTTCGTTTACAGGACAAACAATTTCAAGACAAGTAGAATTTAATGTTGATGCAATGGCTGAAAGAATAGGCGAAGAAATAGCTGGACAAATAGGAGATTTAAGAGTTATTAATGTAGTTAGCGATACCACAGAGGGACAATTAGATATTGAAAACACAGAGAGTGAAGCATCATTTGGGTAATGAAAATCGAACTGTTTACAAATAAAGAAGAGGAAAAGAGACGATTGAAAATCTGTAAAGGTTGTCCGTCTTATAGAAAAGATTTAACTTTTTTATGGATATTCAAACTAAAAGGAACGGCACAATGCGCTGAATGCAAGTGTCCAGTTATTAACAAAATCACAGTGCTTAATCCGCACTGCAAAAAACACGACTAAATGAGTTTACCAAAAACATCAGACATGAGCTATGAAGAAAAAGCCAACAAAATCCCACAGGATTCAAAAGACAAAATAATAACGGCATCTAATAATGTCGGAGAAAAATTACATCCACCCGAAAGCGATGTGGTATTTCTATTTGAGATGTTTCACGAGTATATTACGTACTATCCTTTAAAGAAGAATATAAACTGTAATAGTTGTAGGGTAATGGTGCGAGATTTCTGGAAACGAATAGTAAATGAATCATGGATATAGCAGACGGGATAACATTTAGCGGCATTATAGATAATTATCTCCTTGAGTTCAAGGACAATATGAGTATAAAGGATGTCGTATATAAAGTCGTTAAAGACAATTTGATAAACAAAAAGGCATTACGCAATAAATGTATAGTTCAGGATTTTGATGCGGCAGTGAAAAAAAATAGCAGGTCGATAATTTCAATATATGACGATCTCGCTTATAAATACAACCTTTCTTATGCGATGATTCGAGGTATCGTAGCCCAAAGATAGAACTTTCTTGAAATTCATATTTACAAGTTTTGCATTATTGCTAATAAAGTTAGCAATATTTCGATTTCCTATGTTTTATTATTGCAAAAAATTTAATATCTATCCTTAATGAAACATTTTAATATACACGCTTCAAAAGATGGCAAAACCGAGATTGATATTTTTGGTCAAATCGGGGATAGTTTTTTTGAGGAAGGGAATACTCTTGAAAATATAAAAGCTCAAATTGAAGACATTGAAACGGAACTTGTTATAAATGTTGCGTCTTTAGGAGGAAATGTATTTGAAGGACTGGCAATTCACGATCTTATCGCTAATCACAAACCAAAAACTACTACAAATATAGTTGGAACGACCGCAAGTGCTGGAGCAGTTATCGCAGACGGAAGTGACGAAGTAAACATTACCGAAAATTCACTATTTCTTATTCATAATTCAAGAGGAGGTGTTTTAGGTACAGCGAAAGAAATGGAAGAGATGGCAGAGGATATGAATAAGATTGATAATAGAATGGCTGCAATCTTTGCTAAAAAAACCGGCAAAACAGAAAAGAAGATTAAAGATTTAATGGCAGAAGATAAATTTTTAGATGCCAAAGAAGCTAAAGAATTCGGTTTTGTAAATAATATTACCAAGCCGAAAAAGATAGCTGCAAGTATTGATTATGATAAAATAAAGGCATCGAAAGAACTTACTGACAATCAGAAAAAACAACTTAGTCCAGAAACCCAACCAAAAAATAGCATCATGGATTTAACACCTATCACTAATTTGATAACCGAGTTAAAAGAAACGGTTACAAATTTCATCAGTGCCAATAAAGATGAAAAGAAGGACATTAAAATCCTTGACAATAAAGAATATCAGGACAAACTCAGCGAGATAGAAACATCTATTGAGGAAATGAGTGAAGAAAATACAACCCTTGCAGGAGAAATTGAAACCTTGAAAGCTGGAAGCGGAACTATTGAAACAGAAAACACAACCCTAAAAGCCGAAAAAGAAACATTAAAAGAAGAAAAACAGGCATTGCAGGATGAAAATAATAGGTTAAAAGGCACATCTACCAAACCCAAAGCAAGCGAAGACGATGACCCTGAAGAAGATAAAACAAGTGATGTGGGTGCTTTCGGAAGACAGGTTATAGCAAAAGCAAAACAACGCAAACGACTTTAATTTTAAAACTCAATTATTATGGCAAACGCTGTTCAAACGTCATTTTCGCACACTTACGCAGGTAAGGAGTTCTTAACAGAACTATTCTACAAGCCCCAAGAGGGATCAGATGACATTTTCGCTGATTACAAAGTAATGCAAGTGGCGGACAAGTCCAATCTGTATATTCCGGGCAACCTCACCAAAATATTAAAAGAATATTCCGGCTGTGGATTTTCAGCATCAGGTAACTTAACCATTTCTGACCGGGTAATATCAACCGAAAAATGCAAGGTCAATCTTGAACAATGCGAGGACGCATGGGACGACACCGTATTCGAGGAAGCATTGAGAACAGGCGTTGATATTGATGATCTACGTGGAACTATTGTAGAGGATATAATCCGCAGAAAGATGATCGAAGCCATGCGCTCCGACATCGGACGTATGCAATGGTTCAACAAGAACGGACATTCCGATTCTGACTATGCTCATTATGATGGCTGGTTGCAATTAGCATTTGATACAAGTGCGAATTTAGGTTACGTATTCAACATGGGGGGTGATTCTTCCATCGAAACATCCAGCGTGGACGACACATTGGTAACTGACGGAGCTTTAACAGCTTTCAGGAGAATTTGGACGAATCAATCTAAAACATTAAGGTCAGTCCCACGACAGGACAAGAGATTGTATGTAACTGCAACGATTATGGACAATTACCTCGTTTCTTTAGAGGACACTCAAAATGAAACAGGGCAGGCAAGGTTGGAAGATGGGAAATTGAACATAACATTCCGGGGCGTTCCGGTTGTTGAGGTAATGGGTTGGGATACGCATCTTGCAGACAGCGGTAATCCGCAGGCAACGAAAATCGGTGATAACCTTATTGTATTATCAACACCTGATAACCTAATTGTTGGTTCTGATATAACCAATCCTGACAACGAAATTAAGACCTGGTACTCGGAAGACAACGAGACATTAAGGTTCAAAGCTAAACTGAAATTGGGCGCACAAATCCTGCACCCTGAATTTATGTCAATCTTATATTAAAATGGGTTTATCAAATGACGAAACCATAAGTTGTGATAAGCAAGATCGTGCTGCATTGGCACGTATCTTTCTTATTGAGAAATGCGATATAGATAGCTTTACAACCGGCTCTTTGCAGGACTTCACGGCTGTTACTTTAACCACTACCGCAAAGGTATGGTTTGAATACGAGGGAGAATTTAAGACCAAATCCCTTAACTCGGAAGGCACTAATGAGCAAGGAACAGCCACCTTTGTTAATACTGTTGAATTTAAGGTAAGGGGTATTGACAAAACCGTAGGAAAGAGAATGCAGGAACTCATTGATTCCAGAAAAGTAGTTGCAATAATTGAAGGCACTAATAAAATTAGTTCTGATAAGATCGCTTTTGTAATTGGATGGGATGACATCCTTAAAGGAGAAGCCGCTGCAATACCTAATGTAAGCGGAGTGATAGAAGGAGAATTAAGCGGTGCAAATGAATTTATCATACAACTTGTAGCGGAACACGCTGAAATAATGAGGGAGTTTGTGGGTAGCATAGACACCAATAGCAGCGGTTCAGTGAGCTTTGGAAGCTAAATAAATTATTAATCTATTATATAGAGGGGCAAGGGTAAAAACCCTTCGCTCCTTTTTAATTTAAAAGCCATGACAAAACAAAAAGAAAAAACCCCGAAATACCAAGTTATTGAAAAATACATTAAATGTGTAGTTACGGATAGCGAAGGCAGGCACGTACTCGCAGGGGCAAGCCAAAAAACACTCAAACACTTATACGAAACAGGGCATGAAGACAAAATTAGTAAAAACGAATAAAGGCAAGATACTGGCTTCCGTTACGGGTGTGCAAGCTCCTAATCCGACAAGGGAAAATGTTGATATAAAAGACAGTCGCAGTAAATGGCTACTATTCTTTAAGGGATCGAACAATGTTTATATCAATGACCTTGCTAAAAGGAAACGAAGAAGCCCTACGCATTCAGCTGTCCTGAAAAGCAAGTTAGTGTTTACTGCGGGATTGGGCATTATATACAGGCAAAATGGGGAAGTGATAAAACTAAACGACAAACAAAAGAAATACGTAGATAACATAAATGCAAACGGAGAGACATTGTACGAAGTGTACAAAAAAGTGCAGGGGGATTTTATTGATTTCGGGAATGCTTATCCGCAAGTGGTGAAAGAAGGGCAAAGATCAAATATATTTCATTCAGATGCAACCACAGTAAGAATATCTAAGAATAAGGAAACGGCATATATAAGTAATTTCTGGAGGGATATAGGCAACGAGGATGTATTTCCTCGCAAGGATTTTGAGATTAAAGACATTGATCTAACGGGTAAGGAGAGCAACTATCTCGTACATATAATGAATTATGAGCCGGAATATAACATATACGGGGTTATAGACCACACGGCAGCACTAAAAGACGCAGACATAGAATATAAAATCTCAACCTTTAACCTCGATAAGTTAGATAATGGCTTTTTCCCTTCGGTGATGATACAGATGTATGGTGATCCACCTGATGGGAAAACACCAGAGGAATACGCAGAAAGTATAGCAACGAATTTCACAGGAGAGGGTAAATCAAGGAAATTCCTTTTACAACTTTTAGAACAAGGCGTAGATGGAGCAGAGATACATGAGTTCGAGGGTGCAGCGGAAGGGGAGTTTAGAGAATTAAAGCAACTGGCAAAAGAAAGCATCATAGAAGCACATAGGTGGCATCCTGCACTTATGATGCTCACACCCGGAAAACTCGCTAACTCAAGTGATATACGAACGGCTTATGAGATGGTAAAAAATACGGTGATTCCTGATTACAGGATACCCGTTTTGAAAGTATTTGAAAACATCTTAAACGATACAGAATTATTTACAGACATAGAATTAAGCATCAAGCCCGTTGTGCCCGTAAGTGCTGCGGATGAAATAGACGTTGGTAAGATATGGACAGTTGATGAACAGAGGGAGGAGACGGGTAAATTACCTTTTGACGATAAAGCAATAGGCGAATCACTTTTAAAAGGCGGTAATGTAAATATATCAACAGATGGCGTTTAACACAGAACTCATAACAAGCGCAGACGTAGTAACGGAGTGTATTCCGAATGTTTCATTCGATACTGCAAGATTGGATAAATTTATTCTGCCTGCACAGCGTCAGTATGTAGAAGATGCGGTAGGAGAGACATTTTATGAGACGCTTTTGGATGAAAAGGATAATAGTTTCAGCACAGAAAACCAACTATTATATGACAACTTTCTAAAGCCGATGCTATGCTGGTTTGTGCTTTTTGATGCACTGCCATTTATAAGGAATCACATCACGCCTAAAGGCATAATGGTAAACGACAGCGAGTTTGCGCAACAAAGCTCAAAGGACGACTATGCGGGCATGAGAAACGCCATAGAGACAAGAGCAGAGAGGTGGAAAAAAGACCTGAATAACTATATTAGAGATGTACAGGAAGATGATGGTTCTGCATTTCCTGACTATACCCGTTGCAAAGACAAACATCAGAACAAAATGGGATTTGTAATATATGGAAATCATCGCCATCATCGTAATATAGATCATGGCGATGAATGTAATTAATGGCTTTAGACAGATACATATTAAAAGGTTACGATCTTTCAGGTGGAAATAACAACTGGACATCTGATAGTATTCCCGGATATGCTAGTTATACGGTAGAATATATATGGTCTAACGTAACAGGAACATTAGACGGTGAATTAGTAGTGAGAGAGACAGACGATGATATTGTTTATGATTCGATAAAAACCACAACTGTAAGCGTAGCAAATAAGACCCATATCGTTTCAAATGTAAACCTGACATCGGACAAGATAAATGTAAAATTTACTGCTAATGGTATCACAGGTGGTAGGTTAAGCATAAGAATAAAAGGAACGGAAAGAACGAGTTTAATAGGAAATATTTACGCTGCTGCTACCGATGCGATTATAAGTTTAGGCAGTATATCGCGAAGATTTAAAGACTTGTATTTGAGCCGGGAGTTAAGAATTGGAAGCGGTAATGATGTCGCACAAATTAAAAACGGTAATATATTATTTTTTGGTAATACGGGTATGGCTTTTGGAGAGATAACCGTAAACGGAAACACAACCCAAACAGCAATATCAAGTTCAGGACAAAATAACAAAGTTCAGTTTGCATTGTTTGACACAAATAGCCCGGCTATTAATATTGCACCCGATCATACTCAAAACCATATTGTAATAGAGAGAAAAGGTATATATTTTGTTTCTTCTTGTATTCATGCGGATAGTGTAAGCGGGGCAGGGGCGAGATTTGGCTTTAGTATTTATAAAAATAACGGAACGACAGAGATAACTAACTTACATTTTCATCGCGATTTTTCAGGTGGTGGTAGCGAGGCGGGTGCGGGGAGTATATGTGGACTTGGGAGTTTTAATGTCGGTGATACGATAGAATTATGGGTATGGAATGAAAGTAATTCTCAAAATATAATTCTTTCAGATATTGGAATATTTTTATTACAAATAGGTGGATAAATGAGCGAAACATTACATCCTGACATACCAGATAATCAGCTTCATCCCTGTAAAGGGTTTGCTGATTCTGTAAAAAACAATATGCTTGTTAAAGATGAGCAGGGTGCTTTGTTATGGGAAGATCGTTATTTATTACCTCCGGCTAAAAACTTTGTATTGGCTTCGAGTGCGCCACCCACAGAGAGCAATGGAGATATATATGTGATAGTGGATTCAACTGCGCCTCATGCTGATTGGGATGGTGCAGCCGAAGATTCATGGGTGAGGTTTGATACAAGCGCAGATACATGGTTTAGTATAAATCCGGTAGAAGGAATAAGATGCTATGATAAAACTTTAAACGGATATTGGGAATATGATGGTAATAACTGGATAAGCGGGGCGTTTTCTGCTGAATTAACCATCGCAACGAGTGATGTATTGACCTTAAACGGAACACCTATTGAGTTAGTGGCTGCACCCGGAAGTGGTAAAGTAATAGAGCTAATAAGCTGGGCAACAAGGCTGGTATTTGTATCGGCTGCTTATGATACTAACACAGAACTTGAATTAAAAACCGATACCGCAGATCAATCGCAAGGCAGCGATATAGGCATTTTACTCTCAACAGTAACCAGAACAATAAAAGGCGGGTTCAATGTTTCCGGTGCGCCTTGGACTGCTGCACATACACAAAGCATTGAGAACAAAGCATTACAAGTAACTGTAAAGTCGGGCAATCCGGGTACAGGCGATTCCGACATAACGATTTATGCGACATATAGAATAATCCAATTATAATAAATATTTAAAGAAAAAATGTTTTTATTTAAAATTATATTGTATATTTGTTTCATGTTAAAGGCGTATAAATATGAACTTTTGCCAACGGTAGAACAAGCGAGCCAAATTAATCAAATAGTTGGCAGTTGCCGATATATTTATAATTTGGCTTTGGAAACAAAAATATATGCTTATCAATCACATAAAAAATCCATAAGTTGTTTTGATTTAATGAGCCAATTGCCTGAATTAAAAAGAGATAAAAAAACGAAATGGTTAAATGAAGCACCTGCTCAAAGTTTACAACAAACAATATCAAATTTAGACACTGCCTTTTCAAACTTTTTCAGAGGCAAAGCAAAATTCCCAACTTTCAAAAAAAGAACATATAAACAAACATTCAGAATATTACAGGGAATAAAAGTAAATTTTGAAAATTGGCAAGTATTTATCCCCAAATTAAAATGGGTAGAATTTTGCAGAGATAGGCAGTTTGAAGGCGAAATAAGGCAAGCAACAATTTTAAAGACACCTACAAATAGATATTTCATTTCAATACTTGTACAGGACGGTAAAGAAGTTCCAAAGAAAAAACCTGTAAAAGAAAGTACAGCCGTTGGTATTGATGTAGGGTTAAAGCATTTTGCAACGCTTTCAAATGGCACTAAAATTGAAAATCCAAAATTCTTATTTCAATCGTTAAGGCGATTAAGAATTGAACAAAGAACACTACAAAGACGGTATAAAAAAGGACTAAAATACGATGAACAAAGCAATGGGTATAAAAAACAGAAATTAATTGTTGCTAAGTTGCACGAAAAAATAGCATTTCAACGTAAGGACTTTTTGCATAAATTAAGTACAGATATTGTCAATAGCCACGATAGTATTTGTGTAGAAAATTTGAATATAGCAGGAATGCTAAAAAACAAGAAGTTAAGTCGGAGTATTTCAGATGTAGCTTGGGGGCGATTTTTATCTTATTTACAATATAAAAGCGACTGGTATGGTAAAAATCTTTTACAGATAGGCAGATTTGAGCCAAGCAGTAAAATGTGTTCCTGTGGTAAAATTAATTCTGAATTAAAATTATCTGATAGGCAATGGACTTGTAAGCATTGCGGAACAACACATGATAGAGACGAATTAGCAGCTAATAATATAAAAACATTCGGGCTTCGGGCAAAGCCCTTATCCGCTAACGTGAAGCATTAGCTTGTGCGTTGGATAAAAATCATTATTGAATGTCAGCGTATAATTAAATTATAATTAGTATTTTTAACCAAAATTTAGAAATCATGGCTTCAACTTTAGAGGAGATTAGGGTATTATTAGATTCGTTAGACAACGCAATAGACGGCAACGAGATGCAAGTGGATATAGTTGCACCATTACCCGCAGGTGAAAACCATATCGGAGCAATTGGCGGTAATACAGACAAGATTTCAAATACTATCATCACTACAAATAGTAGTGCTTACACAGCCGAAGATAATGTCGGTGGAATAAATACAATAGCAAACGCTTTACGTGTAAGTGGGGGAACAGAAATACTAATGGATGTTCTTATTTGGGATAAAGATAAACAAGATGCAGCGTTACAATTAGATTATTGGGATGCAAGCCCGTCTGGTACTTACACAAATGATGCAGGACAAGTAATAGCAGGAGATTCAGGTAAATGGCTTGGAACAGTAGAAATACTTGCATCAGACTATAAAGATACCGGAGCAGTAGGCAAGGCATCTATAAAAAATATAGGTCTTAGCTTAAAAGGCAATGGCTCACGAAATATATTTTTCACAATTAAAACAACAGGAACGCCAACTTATACCAGCACAAGTGGGTTAATTATTAAGCACGGGTTCTTACAGGACTAATATGCCAAATCCTAACATATTACGTAAGGTTATTTTTCCGGGTTCAGGAATAGAGTTTTTACCTACTAACTTATCAGCCGTAGTTGCCGATTTTGATTCTGATAATACAGGAACTACATACATAACAAAAGACGGCAGTAATAATGTAAGTGCATGGGTAGATATAACAGGTAACCGAAATGTAGTACAGGGCACAGGGTCAAATCAACCCAACTGGAACGAAAATCAAATAAACGGACATCCTACTATTGATTTTAATGGAACAGGTGATTTGTTAAAAGAAATGATTGCTGATTATCTTATTGGCTCTAATACAGGAACAATATTTTCAGTTTGTATATCTAATAATAATAGTGATGAGAATATAATTTCTTCGGGTAATGAGGGGGGTACTACTGATTATGTTATTATTAATAAATCACCAGCAGCACAGAATACAATAAAAATCGCAGTAAATAATGCAGGAGCAGTGGATCAAGTTCGAGGTGATATTAATTTATCTGATAATTCCCCTCATATTTTAACATATAACAGTAATGGTTCAAGTTATGGATTAAGAATTGATGGGGGAGAACAAACAGTTAATGAATCGATAGGTGGGGATGATTCGGGGATTTGGTTTGGAGATATATCAAACAGAGATAATTTGGGTTTAGGGGCATTAATTAGAAGTTCAACTTCTTTTCAGGTTTCAAGATTTGCAAGAATAATAATTTGCGATAGTATATTATCTGATGTTGACGAGGCATTGGTAGAAAGGTTTTTAGCAACAAGATATAATATAAGTATATAATGAAAGGCATACCATGTAATAGTGCTGAATTTGATTTATTGCAAACTGCGGTTCACAATGAATTGAAAAAATCCATAAAAGGGTACAAAAAAAACACTGTTAAGTGGGCAGATAAGAAACTTGTACCATTTAATAAATCAACTAATAAATATCTTTTCCCTGTTAGCAAAGGTATGAGATGGGGGGTTATAAAAAAACTATTATCTTCGCCTCAAAAAACAAGGATTATAGAAGTATTACCTAACGATAAAAACTGGTTTAATGGAACACCTTAAATCATCATTATTAGGATATATCTTTACAACTGTTACCTTTGGGGTCATTGGTGATCTTGGAATGGCGTTTCTTTTAGGCTTTATCGGTGCTTTGGGTGGGTTGTGTGCTAAGTTATTATATGATCTTGTTAAAAAGAAAAGAAAATGAAGGTAGCAACTAATTTTGATATAAGGGAATTTGTACCTAAGTCAATTTGGGATAGGTTCGGAACGTCAAGTGTTTGGTTTATTAATAAAAGAGTTATAAATTTAGCACAATTCTACAAGGATTTTTTCACTAAGTATTATAAGAACCAATTAGACAATGTAAAAACCGTATTAATAGTTGTCAATACCTGGCACTATATAAAAGGCGGACATCAATATAGGGGTTTCAGACCTCCGGCATATACTAAAGGTGCGAAATTATCACAGCATCGTTTCGGAAAAGGATTTGATTGCGACATTATAATAGTGTTCGAGGACGGCACACGACAGGAAGTTAATTACAGCGAGATACACGACATTATCAACGAATATGAGGAAATGTTCATTGAGGCAGGTTTAACGACCTTAGAGAGCGTAAAAGATGCCCCTACGTGGTTACATTCAGATTGCAGATGGATTATAAATCAAGTACATATATTAACCGTAGGAGTTTAATTATAAACAACCAATAATCTTTATTATGACAAAATTCAGAGACACTAAGTTCTTCAACTTTTTCACGAAGAACGCAGCTAATCCGACAGAAGGATTGATAAACACAGCCCTTTCTTTGATAAAGGACAAGACAAGAGATACTGAGACGTCTTTTATACGCGATGTGGTGAGGAAAGGTGTAAGCATTAGTTCAAAGAGGGTGCTGAATTTGACGGGTACAGGTGCGATTTTAACTATTGCCTTGTTTCTTATTCAAAAAAACGGCTTAGATAAATGGACTTTAATACTTGTGGGAATAGGCGTTTTATATTCTTTGGGTATGAGTTTCATTACAAGCTGGAAGGAAAAGGATTAACCTAAAAGGTTTCCCATCCTCGAATACATTTCGAGTAGCCCCTTAATTGGGGCTTATTTCAGATATATTATCTAAAATACGCAAGTCTCCTCAAGGGTAAAATAAATGAAAATAAACACGGATTAAATCGAATCTTTTAAATAAATAATTTCGGCTGGAATCTTTTTAATGCTATCAAGTTGATGATGAAGATTGTTTATTTCATTTTCCTGTGATTCAATTATGTCGTCTTTATTATATTTTATCCAACCGAATATAAAATTGATAATTATGGACACAATAGCAATACCTATAGGAATAACTATAATAAGTGCCTTTCTTATTGTATATCTTCTTTGGGCATTACGTGAGAATCTTAAAGAAGATAAATAACTATCATCTTTTATAAAATTTCTTCCTCCCGGAGTTATCCATACGCTTTTATCTTTAGGATATATTTCAATGGAGTGTTCTCTGGTTTCTACAAAATTACCTTCATTTTCTAATTGCCCAATAGCTACATAACAGGCATCAAACGTGCTGTTTAATTCTTTAAATATTCTGCTAATATCAAGGTAATCATCTTGTTTCCGGCTGGCTAAAAGTCTAAGAATCTCATCTTTTAGTTCTGCTTTTTGTTCTTCATTCATCCGTCAAATGTAAATAATCTCCCAAAATATACTGTTAATAACTTTTTGTGATTTTACTTGCATCGTATTTTGAATGTGTATATATTTGATACTCAATTACTTATATTAATTAATTCAACAATAACTTTATGTAAAACAAAAAAGGGCAGTTGCTACAAACAACCACCCTAACAAATGTCAATTAATCGGGTACTAACCAAATAATCAAACATCATGCTTGCAAAGATAACAAAAAGTAATAAGAAAATAAACCCTTTCGGGGGAATATTTTTCGCAATAAAAGCCATCCGAAACAAAAATATCCACAAACTTATAGACAAACACTTGGGGCAGAGGGTGAAACAAGCCAAATACTCTTATTCCGATGTAGTCCTCAACTGGATATTCTCAAACCTCTGCGGTGCTGAAAGATTAGAGGATATTAATACTAAGATGAAATACTACTTCGATAATACGATTATGAATCTACCATCACCGGACAGGGTTGCGGGAGTGCTGAAATCATTTACAACGAAAAATATACTAACAAAAGACAAAGCAAGACATCAATTTAATATAAATATGTCTTTGAACAAATTGATGCTAAACATCGCAATTAAGTTAGGATTATTAAATACCAAACAAAGCTATACGCTGGATTATGATAATACAATAATAGAAACCCTTAAATATGATGTAACTAAGACCTATAAGTTTAATTACGGCTATCAACCCGGAGTGTCCTTTATAGGAAAGATACCTGTTTACATTGAAGGCAGAAACGGAAACAGCAATGCAGTTTACAAGATCACAGAAACAATAGAGCGAAGCATTGAATTACTAAAGGAATCGGGAATAAAAATAAACAAGTTCAGGAGCGATTCAGCAGCTTACAGGAATGATCTTTTTAAATTAATGGATGACAATAATATAGATTTTTTCGTAAGGGCAAAAAATAACAAAACCCTGACAGATTATTTTGCCGACCCTTTCGGATGGACAGACATTATACTTTATGATTTAAAATATCAAATGAAAAGTATTGATTATGGACTACACGGAAACGATACTAAATACAGGTTGGTAATGTATCGCACAGAGAAAGATGATAAATTGAAGTATCTTGCTGTTATCACTAACAACTGGACTATGAGCGAACATGAAATAATAAGATTCTATAACCAAAGGGGCGCAATAGAAAAGAACTTCGATATGCTGAAAAATGATTTTAACTGGAAGCGGTTGCCTTTTTCTTTTCTCAACGAGAATACTGTTTTTATGATAATCAGCGCAATGGGTTCAATCGTCTATCAATATCTCATACAAGAATTCAGCAAGAAAGTTGACTTTGTAAAATGCAAATTCCGGCTAAAGAATTTCATCTATCATTTTGTTATAGTGCCTGTTATATGGGAGAAAGAGACGCAATTAAAAATATTTACCGACAAAGATTACGGCATTCTATTGGAATGAAGTTGCGTAGTTTTACGCAAAAAATGCGGGATTATACGTGAAAATTATGCGTAGATTTACTCTTGTTTTATTAAAGTAAAATACTTAATTTTGCCTATTGTTCTTTGAATCTTACGAGAGTAAGAAAAAGTATTAATCTGGTTTTGTACTAAAATCGCCTTTTATAAATTATCCAACCAGGAGGAATAGCGTAGGTTGTTCCTGTGGATATATGGGTGTTTGGCGATACCTTGTACAAGCAGGATGCAGTCCTGCGCTTTTTTATTTTATAAAGACAAAGATAAAAAATTCATCGCAACATAACACTAATAATTTAAAACTCCAAATTATGAAAACAACAATTTTATTTTTACTGTTATCTTTTCTTAGTTGCAAAAAAGAAGAAGCAACTCCTCCGGCAGCGGTGGTTACTCCCCCACCAGTTGTAACTCCACCCCCACCTTTACCTGATAAGATATTCAGCGTGAGGATGTATGAAACACAGACTAAACCGTGGATGGATTCATTTAGTCAAGATTGGTTTGTAACCTATAATCTTACAACAATAGGCATACCAGCCACAGCAATAGATATGTATTGGTTAAAGGAAAATGAAACTATAACAATAGACGGGGAGTTTAAGCCTGCATATCCTTATAGTGGAATATATGCCTATGTAAGAAGTTGGGTAGATTTAACGGATACAGTACCAACAACAATAGTAGTACCCGTAACTGTTACAGCTAACATATTCAGCTATACCTTTACTTATAATTAAGAAGCTATGAAAACGAAAATCTTAATATTAAGTGTAAGTATGATTTTATTAACCATAATTGGTTGTACAAAAAGAAAAGGCTGTACAAGTACGTGGGCAGATAATTATGATTCGCAGGCAGAAACCAATGATGGGTCTTGCTATAAATATGCTTGTACAAGCCCAGATGCAACAAATTATTGGGTAAAGGCAACAGATGATTGTTGTTGTAAATATGATGTACAATATCTTTTGTCTTGTTCAAGTTGCGATATAACTTATGAAAATAGTAGCGGGGGAGTTTCACAGCAAGGTAATGTAGGCAGTTCATGGTCATACTCTTTTACCGGAAATACAGGAGATTTCGTTTATATATCCGCACAAAATCAGAATGATTATGGTAGCATAACCGTTACAATAAAGCGTGGGAATACTGTTTATAAGACATCTACAAGTTCAGGGGCTTATGTTATTGCTACGGCAAGTGGGTCTATTTAATTTATATCTTCAATACATTTTAAAGAAGCAGCACCCAAAGTAAACAAAGAGGAATTTGACATTATTTTTGTTTGCAGAGACTTGCGTATTTTAGATATTATTGTTAAAACTCTCCTCGAAATAACAAAAACAATACCCTTATAACCCTTTAAAATCAACACATTTGCAAATTCTACTAAAAATAAGCAACATTTATGTTGCACGTTAAATATATATGCAACACTTTTGTTGCGTTAATATTTATAACGGCTGGGCGAACCCAGAAACCAAAACTTAGCATTATGAAAACACAAACAGTTACGATTGGCAATTATTCGGTAGATATTATTAAAGATGAGCATGGATACTACTTTAAAACAGCCGAAGGTGAAGATTGGTACGATGTATTAAAGGATGCAATAGTGGCTTGTAAGGCATCTATGAAGTACATTATATCGGGTAAATTTTACAAAGACATTGAGGCTGATAAAAGGTACGCCCAACAGGAAAGACACGCCTGTGGTAATTTTTAAGCATCCTGCGAGGGTTGCTAAGTCCCAAGCGGGGAAAGGGTTGTCAGGAATGACCTGTTAATCGGAGCAACACCGAGCAACCCGCTAAACCGATCAGAATCTTAAAACCAAAAAGATGACATACAAAACAAAATTAAATAAGATGCTAAGGAAATCAGGCAGGAAACGAAATTGGATTGCTGACCAGCTTAACATGCACCGGATAACATTTTGGCGCAAGGTCAATTCCGACACTTTGTCAAATATGGAAAAGAGGAAGATAGAAGCACTATTAAAATAAGGTACAAAAACCAAACCAAAACGCTATGAAAAAAGAAACGCAAATAATTAGAGATGGGTTTACAGTGCGAAAAAAGAAAAAACGCAATATTAACTTCTCTTTTGAAATAGGGGGGTTAGATGCAAATTTAAATAAGGATATGCTAAGAAATAAAAAATTAGTAATCGCCCTACAAGACGTGGCAGAAACATTGATGAAGCAATTAGATTGTGATGGGATTATATTAAACTCTATTAAATTTCAAAGAATGTGGCAAAGATAATTTAACCCCTCAAACCAATAAACCATGAAAACAAAATGTGCAAGATGCGGAAAGCCCATGAAATATAATGGGGCTAAATGGTGGCTGCATGAAAAATGTAAAACCAAAGGCGAAATAAAAGTTGCTAAAAAACTAAACCAACGATTAAATCAAACACTATGACACATTTAGATTTACAGCCGAATGATAAGGTGATGTATCAGGACGGAGACGAAAAGGTACAAGCCACTGTCTTAAAAATTGACACTGATAAAGAATTGGTGTATTTCAAAGATTGGGAAGATTTTGAATGGGAAGAAAAGTTTGAAGACATACCAGAAGTAGTAAAAAGAATAATTAATTAACCCCCACTAAAAAAACAACTAAAGACAATGGCACTAAAAAAAGAAACTCGAATCAAACAAGGTTGCGAAATGATTACAGAAATTCGTACTCCAAGAAATAACATTATTAGAATTGGCGATCCTGTTAAACGTATAGAATCAAAAGAAACTGGTTACGAATTTTTTGTAAGGGGATTTTTTATTGCCACAGACGGGGATTTGTGTATGTATAAAACGAATAGGTTAGGAAAATATTGGGGAAATAGCAACAGTGTCCGTAAATATAAAAGGGTAGCAGAATGCGATGAATCCCGCAATCTTTTAGACAATGTACTTGCTAAAGCATTAAAGGCAGAGACAGATCGGGATAAATGTATAGAGGCGTTGAAAGAAATAGCGAAAGGTGAAGGACGTTACGATATGGATAAATTGAAACATGCTGAAAATACTATTGAGGACATGAAGCAAATAGCCAATGATATAATCAATCAACCCCTACGACAATGACTGATAAAGAACGAATAGGAATATTGGAGAAGGCAAAGATTAGAATTGATAAGAATGAGGATTGTTTTATTTGCCCCTCATTAGATCGTCTAATTAAATCTGATATATTTACTGATGTATTTAAAGTATTTCCCGAATTAAAAAAGTATAAGCCACTGGGTTGCCATTTACACGGTGCTTGGTTTGGCGGACAAGAGGGCAAATATATCCGCATCAAAGTATTAAACAACGTAATAGCCGAGATAAAAGCTAAACTATGACTGATATAATAGATGCCGATATATTTGACAACAGAAACTACCAACCCCGTTACGAGGCAGAGGAATCGGACGAAATTGATTGCGAATGCGAAAACGGCTTAGACAGAGACGGAAATATTTGTTATTACTGCAACGGTGAGGGCGTAGTATCTGAAAGGGAATACAAACACACAAAGGAATTAGAGCAACAGGAATTTAACGTAAATTTAGAATTATGAAAACACTTGAACTAAAACATTTAGCTCCTTATTTGCCGTATGATTTGCAGTTAATTGATAAAGAGGGGAATATTAGATATTTGAGAGCAAAAGCAGAAGGGTTTGAAGATATAAGTATTGATTATGTTGAATACTGGAAAGCAAAACCTATCCTGCGCCCTCTCTCCGACCTTATCAAGCAGCTTGAATATCGTGGAAAATTACATACATATAGCGAAATACTTGAAAAAATAAACTTAGAAGAAGTAGGCGGTTATGCTATGATTGATTTTTCTTATTGGCTATCTTTAGCAAATACTAAAATTTTATCTGGTGGTTGTCCATATTGGATGATGGAAAAGTTCTTTGAATGGCATTTTGACGTATTTGGATTAATTCCAGCGGGTTTAGCAATAGACATCAATACAATAAAATGAAATTTACCCAACTATACAAAGAGATAGAAAGAATGGGAATACCGATCAATTCCCGCAACTTTCGGGTATTAATCGAAAATTATAAACTGAAACAAAAACTAATCTCACTATCAAAATGAAAACAAAAAAGAGTTTTAAACTGACAGCCGAAACAAAAATTAATTTATTTGGCATTAAATTATTTCGCATTCAAGCAACCGTTTCTTTTGGAACAATTAAAAAAGGAGATTTAGGAGGATGGGTCTCTGGCGATGCGTGGGTCTCTGGCGATGCGTGGGTCTATGGCGATGCGGAGGTCTATGGCAATGCGAGGGTCTATGGCGATGCGAGGGTCTATGGCGATGCGAGGGTCTATGG